ATGAGACGCACCCTGCTGGTAGGTATCGCCGCGACTGCATTGCTTGTGGCTGGCTGCAGTTCGAATGACTCGAACGAGTCCAAGACGTCGAGCTCGACGACCAGCACGGCATCCGCTGAAGCGAGTCATACGGGCCAGCAGGCAACCGAACCTTCCCAGCATCATCCGACCGCCACCGCCGACATCTATGAAGTGACGGCCGCTGGGCTGACTACCGCAGTCAATGTGCCAGTAGCCAAAACTGCCGCCGAGATGGCTGATGGGTGTCGAGAGGCGAAGGTCGCGTTCGAGCAACTGGGCACCAAGGACTACGAAGTGGTCCTAGCGTTGTTCCAAGCCACACCCGAGGACTCGACTGAGGGCGTGACCATCTCACCTGTCAGTGACGGCTGGGCATCGAGCACGCCGCAGGAACAGGCTGCCATCATCGCTGCAGTGAAGGCCGCCGCAAACGGAGAATGCTAGAGCTATGGCACGACGATCATCTTCTGGTTCTGTTCACCCGTTCTGGGTGATCTTCGGGGTCCTGTTTGTCCTCGGGCTGATCATCAAGTTCTGGTGGGTGATCGTCACCATCCTCGTCATCGCTGGCCTCGCCTACGGCGGCGTGAAGTGGTGGCGGCGTCACCAAGCGCGGGAGGCTGCGGCCGCGCAGGAGCGTGCGAACATCGCCGCCCGCGCAGAGTACGAGCACCAGCACTACCTCGCCGGTGACGACATCGGCATCTACGGGCAATACCAGCCGCCCGAGATCTGACTCTGTCGGAACCCGCGCGTACGATGCGCGTCGTGGCTTCCGGGAAGTAGGCCACACCGAACGCCCCGAGTGACCCTCGGGGCGTTCGTCATTTCTGCCGCCAACGTTCACCGAAGCTGATCGGTCCGACATGCGGTGGCCGATACAGGATCGCACCGCACGTGCGGCACTCGTAGGTGCGGTGCCCGCCGTGCTCGGTGCACCCGCAGGCCATCCAGCCGATCACAACGCGATCAGGCCCGAGCTGGTGCCCGCGCGGGCACAGCTTGGGTGCACGTTCGTAGCTCGGCACACCGCGATCTTCGCACACATGTTCGATCGGCGGTGTTATGGTCGTGAGCCGCCCGAGGGAAGCGGGCGTCGAGCTGAGGGGCGCTGCGGAGGGAAGACGCAGCCGCCTCTCTACTCGTCTTCGGCGAAGTACTTCTGCATCTCAATCTCCCACAGAGCCAGATGCCAGGCTGATGTCTCATCCATGCCTGGTTGGACGCCGGCGGCGCCTCCCTGGTTCCATCATCAGTGGGGCCGGCCAGTCTCCTACAACGTACTAAGGGTGGCGACTCAGCATGCGCCGCGGGTCGGGTCTGCGGGCCCACCGCAGCGCCTTAACCCACTCATGCGGGAACAAGACTTGAACACTCGGCTCTAGCTGACCATCACGAAAGGCGTTCCGGAAGAAGACATCCCGCGTAACACAGTATCGGGGTGACTCAACAACATCGCCCGCAGCCTCGGCCGTACGCATCACGCAACCATCCTCGTGATCCAAAGGCGGATTGTTGAGTGGATCCAGCACTTCGCCCACCGAACCACCATTGGTTCGGTCATAGACGAGGGTGTTAACGAGTTCGTCGTGAAAGTTCAGCGCCTCATCATGCGACCAGGACTTGCCGTCAAGGTCAACAATTCTCTCGCGAACCTTGTCGATGACCAACCGGTCAATATGTGCACTGGTCCAGACCTCAAGGGGCTCACCAGTGCCAACCTCGCCGGTGGCCGACAACAGCAATGCGCGCAAGCTATCGATCGCGGCATCGTCGGGGTGCGGCAGCGGCGCGTTCCAATGATCGCTTGCCGCGTCTTCCAACTTCTTCCAGGACAGCGGTTGAGCGATCAGTCGTGCCAGATCTACATATATGTTGACGTCAAAGACAACAACGGCAGGCGGCTTCTCCACCAGCGGGACTTAGGTCTAACGACCAGGACGCGTACGGGTACGCGTACGTGAGACTGTCGGATAGTCAGCATCCGTTGCAACCTCAAACTGCCCACAACCGACCATCGGTGTGCCAGCAGGCATTTGAGTAGCTGGACCCTTGAACGCTGAAGTTAGATCGCGAATGCCAACCTCTGCAACCGCAGGCTTCGGCGGACGGACGATCGTCCATCCAAGGTCGGCCCAGGTGTCACCCGTCGTCTCGGCCTCACAGTCATCATTGACCATCCGCCAATCCAGCAATGGGGTACTCACCAATTATCTCGCCTCCCTCAGGTCATCCAGGAACGCATCTGCCAAGTCTGTGGCAATAGTTCTAGCAGCCTGCCGAGCGACAGACACCTGTTTTAGAACCTCTGCACAGTCCTCGACACCGCCTCCCGAGCGCCAGAACCCTATTTGATCAGCGTACACGGACACTTCTGGCAGCTCGCGCCCGGGAGGAGTGGATCGTGCAATCCGCGCACTCTCTGTTCGCGCCGGCCCCCCGCGCAGCCTGCTTGCCTCCGGGGTCCGGAGCCTACTCAGCAACTCGTCCGAACGAACGATGCCCCACTCCGCTTGTACCTTGAATCGATCAGACTCAAGATCGAGGACCGCCGAACCGTCCGTGACCCGGTAGTCGCTACCTGGCTTAAAGGCGCCGCCTCCTACTAGTCGGCCGAATTTGGCGCATTCCTCGTAGTAGTCCGCTCCAGCCAACGCAACCACTCCCGTTTCACGGTACTCAGTTGCCAAGACCGACGACGGATCCATCACCTCGAACACGCCCTCAATCGCGGGCGCGAGTCGGTCTACATCGAGGCCGGACATCCCCGATTCCAGCAAGAGTCCCGAGCGGCCGACCGTAAGTCTGAGATCCGGCGCAAGTAGCGCAACGCCAAGGGTGTGCTTCTCGGGACTGTCAACAAACGCCACTGGTTCGACGTTCTTCTCCAGCCAGTCCAAAAGGCCGAGATGCCGTCGCGTGTAGGTGATGATCGGAGTCCATTTGAACTGGAAGCTTGACAGCCAGCCCTCATACATGGACGGAAGATTACCGCTACCACCGTGCAGGCTGCAGCGAACGCAGGCACCGCCCCTCATAGTCAGCTCAAACCAACGAGAGAGTCCCCCAACTGCTCGGCGGTTGGGGGACCTTCTCGTTATGCAGACTTCCACTCGTAGTGCAGTCGATCCGGGTCGATGCCGGCGTGGCCGCGGCGGTTGGATCGGTTGACGGTGACATGGTCGAGGAGAACGGAGACGATGTCGCGGCGTCGGGCTTTCGATGTTTCCTCCCACCACTGAACGATCTGCTCGATGTCAGGCTCGGGCAGGTCGTCGAGGACGTCTCGGCGCTGGATGTGGAGTTCGAGTGCATCCTTGCGGGCGCGGATGCGTTCGGTGCCGGCGTGCATGGTGGCGCGGTCGATGACGCCGTCGGCGAAGTCCTCGCCGAGGATCTCGAACCGTCGCTCAGTGTCGGCGAGTTCACGCTCCGCATCAGTAGACGACTGGAGCTCGTTCAACGACTTCGCGAGATCACGCCTGAAGCCGGCATCAGCCATGCGGGCGAGGACACGCTCAACGACGTCAGCTTCGAGATCGCCTGCCTTGATGGAGATCTTGCCGCAACCGCCGGAGCGGATGGCGCACCCGTACGCGTCGGCGCGGGTGTCGGAGGTCTTTGGGTGGAGCGGTCCCCCGCACTCGCCGCACCGTGCGACGCCGCCGGCCAGGAGGTGGACGCGGGTGCGGTCTCCGGTGAACCGGGCCCGGGCGGGGTCGTGGAGGAGCCCGACGAGCTTCTCGTAGGTGGCTTCGTCGAGGATCGGCTTGGCGTTGGAGTCGACGAGCTTCTTCCCCGACTGCTGCTTGCCGATGATCCTCGGATTCGTGAGAGCGCGTTTGATGGTTACCGGCTGCCAGGGCTTGCCGGTGACAGTGGAGACACCGCGCTGCTCGAGGTCTGCGACGAGTCCGCGGAGGGTGCCGCCATTGAGGAGCTGCTTCGCCATCGCACGGAGTTCCTTCGCCTCAGGCTTGACGATGGTGATGCGGTCGTCGGCCCATCCGTATGCGCGACTCACGTAACTGTCTCCCTCGATCGACTGTATCCACCGACACTGTAGCGGAGGGTCAACCGAGGGAGACAGCGTTCCGGTGCTACCGGCTCAGACCTACCGCCTGATGAACGGGTCGACGTACTCCTTCGCCACCCGGCGTGGGACCTGTACCTGCATTTCCGTAGACCCGATAACAGGCTGCGCCCGCGCCGAGTACGCATCCAGAGCATCGGTGATCACAGCCACGCCGTCAGCTGTGATCGTGGCCGACTTCGGCGACAGGTTCGACACCGCCACTCCACCAGTGGCGAGGAAGATGAGGCTTGAGACCGCATTGGCGATGCTCGCACTCAGGCCCTCGTCGATCACTCCCGCAGTGACGAGCATGAGCAAGACGGTGCTGACGGTCGGCCCGACTACGTACAGCCATTTGCGGACCTTCGGATTGGAGATCATCACTTGCCCTCCAGAAGTCGGTCGATCTTCTGCTCGATCCGAACCTGCCGCGCGGCGACGGTTTGAACGAGCGCCACCAATGACCGTCCGACGCCGTCGGGGACATCGGCGTACTCAGGGCGGATGTCGTATCCGTCCCACACGGCCTCGTTCCACACGTCCGCCCAGATCGCCCCGGGCCACGCGCAATCCGGGTTTCGGGTGGACTCGCTCACGTTCTGCGACCGGTTGATCTTCCGCAGCAGACCGGGCGTCGGGTGCAGCTGGGCGACACCCTCTTCAACGAAGTTGGTCACGGTTCCTCCAGTTGGTAGTAGTGCGGCGCCGAGCGCGAGGCAGCGCTTGTAGCGGAGTTGGCGATCTGACAGGCCGTTAGTTCCGCCGTTGATCGCCCTGGTGGCGCCGACGATGTCGCGGTCGTCGGCGAGCGCGTTGAGGTCGCGGGCGACGGTCCAGTACCAGACCGCACCGAGGAATCCATAACGGTCAGAGGCGAGTTCAGCCGGGTTGTCGACGAAGTACGTCGGCGTCGGGATGAGCCCCCGGCCATGGGCCCACGCGGAGAGCTGGCCGTAGTTGTAACGGCCGGTTACCTGGATCGGGCCACGCCCCTTGAACCGCCTTCCATCCCCTGACTGGGTGTTGCCGAGATCCTGTCTCCACTCATACGCGGAGCCGTCGGCGATCTCTTCCATCCACTGCAGTCCTCCGCTCTCGTGCCCGAGCTGCGCGCACCACATCGCGGCCCGCTCGATGGTCGTGCACCCGGCCTCGCGCATCGCGGCGGTGAACGCGGGCAGCAGCGCGGCGTACCGCTCCGCCGAAACAGTGTTACCCATCGCCCGGGCGAGTGTCTGAGCATCCAAGCCAGGCTCCGGCCGCGGTTCCGGCGGTGGTGTCGTCCCGGGATATGCGGCACCGGACAACCACTGCAGCGGGTCAATCTTCGAGGCAGGGTTGTACGCATACGGCATCACCGACAGGTGCAGGTGCGGGCCCGTGGATTGACCGTTGCTGCCGACGTATCCGATCAGCTGGCCGGCCTCGACCCGGTCCCCCGGCTTCAAGCCAGTCGCGTAGGCGTCCCACATGTGCCCGTACTCGGTCACCCCGGACCCGTCGGCGTCGGAGTGGTCGATGACTATCCACTGCCCGTACCCGTCGGCGGCACCGATGTACAGGACGGTGCCGCCCTGACAGGCGTAAAACGGGGTGCCGTCCGTAGCGGCGAAGTCCTGGCCAGCGTGGACGCTTCCCCATCGTGGGCCGAATCCAGAAGAGAGCGTGAACGTCCCGTCACGGAGTGGCCAGAACCGCGCTGCCATCAGGGCTCCTCCGGCGGATCGATCGGCTCTTCGGGCGCCGTGACGACCTCGTAGCCCGCTAGCCACAGGGCGCCGGAGTGAGTGGGCTCGGGGTGGACGTAGCTGCCAGGCAGGCGAACCATAGCCCGGGCGGCGCCGGATGGTGACGCGGACACCATCACTGCTTCCGGTTGCCCCCAGTGCTGTACCCAGACCACGACGTGGCTGTGGCTGAGGCCCGCGGTGACGAGCGGCGGGTCGAGCTGGTAGAGGTTCGCCCCTCCGGCATAGCCGCCGATATCCTCGGCGAGCAAAGTAGCTGTCTGGGTTGCCATGTCAGTTCTCCTCGTCGAACAAGATTTCGTGGATCGTGCAGCAGCCGCCGCCACCATTCCCACCGTTGCCACCGGCTGGATTGCCGGTACGCGCTCCTCCTCCGCCAGCAGGGAATCCGCCTGCGCCGCCTGCAGATCCGTTCATGATTGTGGCGCCACCGCCACCGGATCCGGTTTGCATCCACTCCCACCACGGCGGCAGGGAGATACCCGGTGCGGCGATCGCTCCGCCATCCGTCAATCCGGATCCCCCGCCTGGGAAGCCGGGGCCGCCACCGCCACCTCCACCGGCGAGGAAGTTTTCTGGCAGTTGGGAGACCGTCTCGCCGGGTCCGTTCGTTCCGCCGATCCCGCCGCGCATCGGCGCGAAGCCACCCCACGGCAGTTCGGTGCCGTATGCGGCCCGGCCGCCAGGGGCCCGAACGAACTCCCCGAACCAGGTGTCCCCTCCGTCGGTGGCTGGTGTCGAGAGTGTCGCTCCGGCGCCGCCTGCGCCGACGGTGACAGCGACCTGCTCTGGTAGCTCGCGCGCCGACAAGCGCCGACCGAGCATGACCGTGGCACCGCCACCGCCGCCGGCGCCGATCTGACCGCCCGCGCCGCCGCCGCGCAGCCACAACTCGACCGCATACAGCCCTGGTGGCCGATGCCAGATTCCGCTGGTGGTCATCGCAATCAGATTCGTGCGCGCCATGTCAGCCCATCTTCTCGACGATGATCACGATGCCGTTTCCGCCGCGGCCACCACGCAGGTCCGACCCGGACGACGACGTTCCACCGGCCCCACCGCCACCGCCGCCGCCGGGGAACCCACCCGCGCCGCCAACGGCGCCGAACATCATCCCGTACGTCTTGCCACCGGCACCGCCACCGCCACCGGTGGTGGTGGCCGGGTTCGCGGGCATGCCGGCCGGGCCCGCGCCACCGCCGTTTCCGATCCCGCCAGCCCAGATCCCGCCCTGCCCGCCCGTGCCGCCAGGGATCGCGAAATACCCGCACCGGCCGGCGCCGCCTCCACCGCCACCGCCCCGCAGGTCTGTCGACAGGTACGAATCCCCACCCTTCGTCGACGATGCATCGCCACCGAAGTCGCGGCTTCCACCTTCACCGCGGCCACCGTTGCCGCCACGGATCATTCCGATGCCGCCCGAAGCAGGGAAGTTGTACTCCATCTGCCCGCCCTGCCCGCCACCAGCGGCAAGGAATCCACCGACAGTGGTATTTCCGCCGCCCACGCCGGCTGCCTCCGACGAGGCTCCGCCGTCCCCACCAAGACCGACCTTGACCGACACCGGTAGGAAGTCGCCGTTCGCATCCTTGGGCATATGCGCCCCCAGCAGGGTCGCCTTGATCTCCCCACCGCCACCACCGCCACCAGCGCCACGCGGAGAGCCGCCACCGAGCAAGTTCCACTGCCCGCCACCGCCACCGCCACCAGCACCGATCGCGAAGATGTCCGCCGACACCATTCCGCGCGTCGGATACCAAGTGTTGTCAGTCGTGAACCCGATCGCCCGCCCCTGCAGCAGCATCATGTCGATCTGCGCCTCGACTTGCTCGATCGTGTGCGAGTGATCGTTGATGATCGGGAGGTTCTTGACGTAGTCGTTGTTCACCGTCCCGAAAATCAGATCGATGATGTTGCCGAAGCCGCGAAGGATCTTGACGAAGAAGTTGCTTCGCGCAGCCTCAGCCCACCCATGCAGATCGGCATTGGATCCACGGCGGAACTGATCAATGTCGATGCTGTCGAGTCCGGCGATCGACTCTTTCGTGTACGACTTCTGCGGAATGTATTTGTGGGTGAAGGACGGGTCCTTCGGAACTTCGATGTCCCTCATGGCGCGGTCTCCCCTCGCACAGGCGGATCCGCCTGTTCCATCAACTTCGCCGCGATCTCGAGCTGTCTGATCTGCGCCTTCATCGCCGCGATCTGGTCCGCGTCGTAGCCGGAGATGTCTGCGACGATGATCGGCTTGTTGTCCTGCGCCGCATCGGGTTCCGGTGTATCGCGCGGCACCCACACCACCTGTTCCCGTCCGACACCGGGGACACTGTCGGGGTCTGACTTCGCTTTGTAGCGTGGATTCGGAGGAGTCAATGGGTAGCCAAGGTTGTCGAAGAAGTGGATCGCGAGGATGTGCTCCGCTTCAGCCGCCATGCTCATACCAGGTAGGCCGTCACCCATCGGCGCATCCTTGAACAGGTCCGCGCCTGGATGCCGACTATCGCGGGCGAGCACAATGCCCGTGCGCTGATCGCGGATGATCCCGTCTCGCCTGGTCCTCGACACCAACAACCTCCATCAACGCGGGTACAGACTGATCGTATCCACCGATACTCGCATCAGCTGGAAACACCTATCGCCTGGACGATCCCCTTGACCTGAGCGATCTGCCGAGCCAGCATCGCACCTGGCAAAGCTTCGGCGCCATCGTCACCGATCGCGATGTCCCACCGGGGATCCTGCTGCCGATCCCACGAGACCTTCAGCCCGAAGACGTGGTCGATGTAGTAGTTGCCGCGCCGGCCGACCTCAACAGCGGTGCGGTCTCCGAGGTCGAAGTGTTTGCCCACCCACCATGGCGCACCGTCACGAACACTGACCTTGTAGGCGCGGTACGCCTTCGTGCGCGCGAACCCGGTGCGGATCGCCTGTAACGCACTGAGACTGAAGCCGGTGCCACCCGTAGATTCCCAGTACTCGCCATACTCTGGTCCTCTAGTTCCCATCCTCTGTTGTCGCAGCGGGTTCGCGACCCGATGGAACGCGAGGACGACATCTTCGATCTGGGAGTCGAATATGCCCAGTGCGAGTCCAGCGTTGCCGAATATAGCGCCGATGTAGCCGAGGATCGCGTTCGCGATGAGTTTCAGCCCGGCGTTCACCCAGTCCGGGGAATGGCCGCCGGTGACAATCACGGAGGCGGTTGCCTTGTGCACGGTCGCTTGCCACGCCCCGATGCCGGTCAGGCCTGTGCGTTGCGCGTTGCGCCACGTCACGAAGGGGTGGCCAGGCAGGGTGCCGAAGAACCCAGCGAGCGAGTACTCCTCCGGCAGTTCCCGCCCGGTCACTGCGGTGACGACCTCGTTGATGAAGTCGTCGGCGATATCTGTGACGAAGTGCAGAAGCCCGTCGAAGATCGTGCCGGTCGGACCCCGGTACCCCGACTTGTCGACGACGTCAATGGTCAGCGTCGTCTTCTCGAGCCTGAAATGCCCTGGCGCCGGCTGCGGCATGCCCGGGAACCATCGCTTGACCACGACCTGCAGGCCGGCATCCATTAAAGCCGGCGCGATGACGTCGTGGAGGTTCCCGAACCTCGTGGAGATCACCTGCCACATGGAGGTGTCGCCGGTGAACTTGCCCGGCAGCACCACGATCGGCCAGTTCGCCGGATTCAAGTTCGCCAGCCACGACGCCGGATCGAAGATGTCGTGCGGCAGCGCCCACAGCGGACCGAACCGACGCAACAGATTCAGGAAGATCAGCGACTTGATGCCCAGGATCGACGGTCCCGCGAACACGAACATCTTCGGGTACTGCAACTCCGCCGGCAGAAGCGGATTCGAGTAGCAGATGATCTTCTTCAGGTGCTCGTACTCGTGGAGGAACTTGACTTCGATCCACTCGAAGCCCTTCTCATCACCGCGGTTCGTGATCGATGCAGCCTTGCCGGTCCATTCCTTGCCAGCCATCTGGACTCGGATGTGGACGTCTTCTTCGTCCTCGAGCTGCTCGATCAGCCACTCGCGGACACGGTGGTTTCCAAGCAGAGTCAGTGACCCCTCGCCGGTGTCGTTGAGCTTCTCCTCGAATGAAGCTGCGACCTCACCGACGATCGGAACTGGGTTCTCCCAGTTCTTGTTGTAGAGAGTGACCTTCGGCCGGGCACGCTGGGTTGAGATTCGGTCGATCGTGCGCTGCCGGATCGACGACCGGACCTGCTCGCAGGTCATCAACGGTGGCATCCGCACGTCTCCTTATCCTGGGCGATGTTTTCCCTGTCCACCGACACTCCACTCACAGCGCCTCACCACCCCAGCAGCGATCCCACCTCTGAGTGGCGTACACGGACAGCTGCGTCTGCGACATGCCGCCGATCAGGGTGACCGGTAGCTGCGCGTCTACCGTGTGCGGCGGCAGTGCGAAGTCGAAATACGAGCCGTTCATGTACGCGGCACCCTGTGTCTCCGGCTCTGTCTCGAGAGGGATCTGCAGCGGGTTGGTCTGCACGAGAAACGACCTGACTGTCGAAGCGATCTTGACTTCCTTCCGGATCCGCTGCCCTGAAACGTCGTTCCCCGCTGGATCCTTGTGCCCGGGCGGGTACACGCCGAGACCGTCGGGGAGGAACAGCGTCGATGCCCAGGTCGGGTTCGTCGTCCACTGGTTCGAGGCGTACTCGAGCCAGCACTCCTGGTCAGCGTGATTCGAGACAGTGAGGACACGCTGCGATATCCGCGCAGCACCAGTACCGGTTCCGGTGTCGAAGGTGACGGTGTCCTGCAATGTCTTCGAGTACCAGTACGGATCGCACGCCAAGGCGGTGATCGCCCACGCCGCGGACTTGAACAGGCCTGGGCCCCGCTTGAACAGGTCCTTCGGGGTGCGTTCGAGGCGCATCGTGATCTCGCGCCAATCGTCCTCCCCCGGGCCGTGATACATGCGGAGGATGAAGTCGCGGGGCTTGCCCTTCGGCGGCTTGAGGACATGCCACAGCACGGTCTCGATGTGCTTGAACTGATCCCAGCTCTTCGCCGAGACACCGAGGGTGAAGTCGAGGATCCGCTCCTCGATCCGAGGGAACTCCGACGGCGTCGAGCCCTCCTGGTAGGCGTAGTTCTCCCGCGGCTGCGTGATCGGGGTGTGGTAGAAGCCGCTGTATCCCTCGAGGAGGCTGATGCCGGCGGCGCCCATGTCCGGGCCGAAGATCGGGATCGACATCAGATCCTGACCGAACGTCGCCGACCGCGGGTCCAGGTCCCGCTTGATAAGCAGCATCGGGTACCCGTTGTTGAAGTTCGGGTCACACGGAAACGTCATCTGCCCCTATCCCTTCCGGTACGTCTGAGTGACAGGGGCCATGCCGTGAGCCATCGCGCGGATGACTTCGTCGCCGACCTTGCCGGGATCCATGCCGTAGAAGTTCACAGTCTCGGCGAACTTCGGCTGCTCACCGCGAGCAGCAGCAGCATCATTCGCGTCGATCGCGGCCAGGCGCTGATCGCGCACCCAGGTATCGATGTCCTGGTTGACGAGCCCAGTGAGGCCGACCTGGTCGGTGAACTGGCCAGTCATTTCCTTGCCGGCGTTGATCGCCCATTCCTCAACGCGAGGAGCGAACTCCTGATCAGCCAACCATGCGTCCCCAGCAGCAAGGTCGGCCTCGCCGGCCATCCACTTGTCGCGCACCAGACCGAACTCGCCGAGCTGCGAGCGTAGGTTCTTCGGGTCGTAGCCCTCGCGGTAGTCGTAGGCGTCCTGAGCCTGGCCGGCATCCTGCGCGGCCTTCTTCAACGGATCATCAACCGGCGCCGGCTCGACCGCCTTCAGCGCAAGCTCGGGTGCGGCGATCGGCGTCAGCGCGTTGCCCGGATCCAGGGCCCTCAGGATCGATGCGATCTCCGGGCGCTCGAGCACATCCACGAGGCGCTCGAAGATCGGCGTCATCTCCGGCGACAGAACGCGTTCCGGCTTGATCGTCCACTTCGGGAGCAGTCCGATACCGTTCGCGACACCGCCCTGGTCGTATCCGTGACCCTGACCGATGACATCGAGGAGGTCGGCACCGTACTTCTGCTCGCCGTATCGAACCATCGCGTTCGTCATCGCCCACGGATCACGGCGGTTGTCCGACAGAGACGGGTCGCGGTACGCCTGCCACGTCGTCGGAATCATCTGCCCGAGACCAACACCCGCCGCCTCACCAGTGCCGTTGACGTCCACGATCTGCTGCGCAATGTTCGGATCACCATGAGACTCGGTGTCGATCTGCCTGACCCAGGCATCGATCTTCTCCGGCGTCGGATCGTAGCCCTGGTTCTTGTAGGCGTCGATCATCATCTGACGCCACTGCTCGGCGCCAGCGGAGACGTCCCACGCGCTGTTCCCGCCGCTGGATCCGGACCGGCCGGCAAGCTTTCCGACCTCCGCGCTCGCCGCGGACTTCATGGCGTCGAACATCTGCCCCGGCAGCTGCCCGAAGAGCGACGGCCCGAAGTCGGGGATCTCCTGCCCGATCTTGCCCATCGCGGCTTCGAACCCGGCGAGGACAGCCGACCGTGCACCCGCCAAGCCACCCCCACCGCCGCCAGCGGAGATGAACTTGCCGTCCGAGGTCACCATCTCCGACATAGCCCAGTGGACATGGTCCATGTGCTGCGAGTTCGTTCCGTCGCCGTAGTTCAGCGGCGCACCATTCTTGAGGTTCTCCCAGCCATCGAGCGGCCAGTGGATCAACTCCAGCGAATCCGGGTAGGTGCGAGCAATCCAGCGAGCCTGCTCCGGCAGGTTGCCGACCGGACCACCCAGGTCGATGGCACGTGCCGCCATGTGGTTGTCGTAGCCGGAGCCAACGTCTTCGTAGCGGGTTCCCGAGGAAAGCTGCGCGTTCGGGAACGCGGTGCGGACCGCATCCCACATCGACCGCTGGATATCGGTGGTGAGTTCCGCACCGCCCTGGACGATGCCGCCGCTGGCGTAAGCGCCGGACAGCTTCTGAACCGCGGACACACCACCCGAGCGGGCAGCAGCATTCATGGAGTTGACGTAGTCCGGGCCCATCGCACGTGTCCACTCCGGCCGCATCACCGCCTCACCGCCACCGACGGCGATGATCCGATCATCCCGGCCCGGCGTGTAGCCGGACATGATGCCACCGGTCGCGTAGCCAGTGATCTGCGCAACCGGTGCTCCCCAATCCGGCAGGGATGGGATCGCCGACTTCACACCCATCCAGGCATCGCGCAGGCCCGTGTTGACGATCTTGTCGATGATCCAGTTCACCGGCGGCGCAACCAACCCGGGCATCCTCGCCCAGTCTGTACCGAACCCGTCGACGATGCCCTTGGCGAACTGCCCCAGCCCGTCGAGACCCTGCCGCAGCGCCGGGAACGTGCCCTCGAGCATCCCGGTCGCAACCTGACCGACCTTGGCGCCGAGGTTGTCCCAGTTCTTCTGACCCTCATCGGTCGTGCCGAGAGTGGTCTTCGCGACCTCCGCGAGCCCCTCCATGTGCGCCGGGAAGACGGCGTCCTTCAGGCCCCCGAGGACACCGGTCACGGTCTCCCCGAACCCGACATAGCGCTGTTCGGTGTCGGTCAGCTGCTGGCGGTTCTTCTCGTTCTGTTCCGCGAGGATCCGGTCGAACTCCTCCGCGTTGCCGAACAGCGCGATCCACTCGCCTCGGTTGAGCTGCTTACCTGCCGAGGTGCCCGCGGTCGGCGGAGCGGTGACAGTCGAGGGCGACGATGCCCCACCGCCCCCAACCACACCGCCGCCGGCATGCCCGGGCAGCCCGTAGACGAGACCGCGCAGGAACTCCGGCGACGGCGTCCAGCCTGCGTTGATCGCCGACAAGAGCGGCAGATTCCGGTCCGTCTGCTCCTTGTTGATGACCATCTCGCCGTGAGCAACCCGAGCAGTCGGGATCCCGCTCTCATCCAACCCGAGGATGTCGTCGGAGATCCCGGTCCCGGGCCCGAACAGGACGCCATCAGACCGCTGCCCTGCCAGACCGCCCCGTGCCAGATACGGGATGTCAGGGGTATCGATCGTGATACTCGGCATCTTCTTGCCGAACACCTCGAAGCCACCGATGGTGAGCTGGAAGTTGTTCCACTTCTCGATGATCCAGTTGATCGCACCCTTGAACGCATCCTTCACGCCGTCCCACATGCCGGAGGCGGCGTCACGGATCCGACCCGGGAGCCCGGTCACGAACTCGACGAGACCGTTCCACTTGTCGACGATCCAGTCCTTGACCTCACCGACCTTCTCTCCAAGGCCGTGGAAGAAGCCCTTGATCCCGTCGAGAGCACCGGAAATAAAATCGCGTGCCTTGCCGATGTTTTCCTGCCACCGCTCGAGCATCGGCACGATGATCGTGTCGACGACCCAGCCGACTACCTTCCCGATCCCATCGAAGATGCCGGAGAAGATCGACCCCAGATTCTCGATAGCGTTGATGATGATCGGAACCCAGTATTCGGCAAGTTTGGCGAAGATCTGGACCAGCGTGGTGATGATCCCGACTATCGGATCGATCACGGGGAGCAGCGCGATGAAGATGTTCATCAGCGGTGGAAGAAGCTTCATCACGAGGTCGAGGATCACGGGCAGCAACGGCAGCACCGCCTCGATCACCTGCAGGAATGCTTCAGCGAGTGGCGGGATCAGCGGGGCGAGCGCCTCGATCGCCTGCATCAGTACGTCAGCCAACAGTCCAGCGATTTCCCCGATGATCGGGGCCATCTGCACCAGGACCGCACCGACGCTGGTGGCGAGCTGCGACAGGATCGGCGCCAGCTGCACGATCACGTCAGCGAGGATCGGGAACAGCTTCTCCGCAAGCTGTTGGAGGACTGGGAGCAGGGGCAGTAGCGCCGCCTGCAGGAACTGTCCTGCAACTGTGACGAGCTCGATGAAAACTGGCGCGAGCGCTGTGAGTGCCTGTCCCAGCGACTGTGCCAGCACCTGCGCGATGGTCGTCAGAACCGGCACCAGCTCCGCGAAGATCGGCGCCAACTGCTCGAGCGCGGACGCGAACACATCCGCGAGGATCCCCGCGACCTGCGCAAGAACCGGTGCAAGCGCTTCGAGCACCGGCCGCAGTCCATCGACGATCTGCTCGATTACCGGCGCGAATGCATCGAAGATGGTGTTCAGCGCCGGAGCGAGCGCCGAGACGATCATCTCGATGACCTGGGCGATCAGCGGCAGGATCGGCGCGAGCGCGTCCACCAGCGATGCGAACGCTTCCCCGAAAGGCTCGATCGCGGGCGCGAGAGCGCTGATCGCATCCACTAGTGCGATGCCGACGATCTGCAAAATGTCTGACAGCGGCTGGATCAGCGGTGCCAGCGCCACCGCGAGCATCCCCAGAAGTTCCGAGATGATCGGCATGATCGGCGTCAGCCCGTCCGCGAGCATAGAGATGAACTGCGACAGCGTCGGCAGAATCTCGATCAGCGCATCACCGAAGGCGACACCCAACTCCCCCAGCGCCGGCGCCAGATCAGCGATCGCTTCACCGAGGGTCTTCAGCAGCGGACCGACGACGGGGCCGACGATGTTGCCGAACTCGATCAGTCCACCGAGTAGCGCGTTCAGGCCGTCACCGAGCCCATCGAGGATCGTCGAGAAGGTCGAGAACAGTTGGGTCAGAGCACCTGAGTTGAACGCGTCGGTGAATGCCTGCCCAACCTGCCCGAGCAGCCCACCAAGCGAGGCCCCGATCTGATCCATCACTGGCGCCGCGGCGTTCCCAATGTTCACCAGCCCGAGAGACAACTGCTCGAGTCCGGGCTGCATCGCGGTGATCATGTTGGCGGTGCCGGCGAACAGGTTCCGCAGCCCGTCTTGTGCTTCCGCGGACGCCCAGAACCCAGCGAACTCCTTCGCCGCCCCGTTGATGGACGTCGCCACCCCGCCGAGCCCCTCTTTGAGCATCGGCATCGACGTCGTGACGAGATCCGTGAACACACCGTCGAGATCGGCGAACATGGCGTCCTGTACGACGTTCTTCAGCTCTTGGAACTGCGGCTTGAGATCCATCATTGCCAGCACGAACGCCCGCGCGTTCGGTGACAACTTCTCCATCGCCTCCGCAGCCTTGTCCGCGGCCGAGCTCGACGACGTCAACGCCTCCTGCAGCGCTGTGGTCGCATCGGTCAAAGCCTTCTCGGAGTCGGTGACGCGTTCGTTGGCGGCCTCGATACGCTCCTTCGCCGCAACGACCTGGTCGGAGCCTTCGACGCCCTTCGCGTTCGCCTCTGCGGCTTCCTCGGCGAGCTTCTTGTTCTTGCGGCCGACTTCTTCCTGCCGCAGCAACGCCTTCTCGACGTTCAGGCGGGCCCGGTCCCGGTCGGTCTTGTCGGCGTTCGGGTCCGCTTTCGTTTTCCGAAGCTCCGCCTGCGCCTCGCGCAGCGCGATCGCTGCGTCCTTCTCGTCGAGGGCGGCGCCCTTGAGGGAGAAGTTCAGCTCGTCGATCTGGTCCTTCGCGTCCTTACGGGCCCGCGTCAGGTCCTCCTCGGCACGGCGGGCGTCCTTCTTCGCGTCCCGCACACCGCGCTCGGCCTGCTCGACCTGCTTCGTCGCCGACGCAACAGCTTTCGCCTGCGCCTCTGCTTCCTTGTCTGACGAGTCCGCAGCCTCGTTGAGCGCGGAGAACGCCTTCCCGATCCCCTGCAGACCAAGAACTGTCGTCCCGAGACCCGCCATGCCGGCGGCGCCAACACCCGCCAGCCCGACCGCGAGGGCCCCGACGGCGCCCGCTGCCAGGCCGGCGGCACCACCGATCGCGCCGATCAGAGAGGCGATACCGGCGATCTTCAAACCGGTCCTGGCTACCCGACCGAGTGAAAGATCCAGACCGGCAACACCACCGCCGCCACCGCCGGCGCCACCGACACCGCCGATGGTGTTGATGATGATGTTCTTCGTTTCGGTCTGCGTTAGCTGCGCGATGTGCGCGTTGAACTGGGCCTCGTTCGCGACCTTCAGCTTCACTGGAGCGACGATGTCCGCGGCTGCGAGTTTCGCGTTCAGGGTGTCGACGAACGACTGGAGATGCGCCGCTGACACATCCAGCTTCACTGGCACGTCTGCGCTCAGACCAGCGAGCGACGCCAGTAACTGGGTCTTGTCAGCTTTGAGCGTCACATCGGCAGACAGCGACAGTGTGTCCAGTCGAGCCTGCGTCGCAGACGAGAACAGGCCAGTGTCCGCATCGAGGGTGACATTGGCGTCGAGGTCGATGAGATTCAGCCGTGCCTGCGTCACCGACTGAAACAGGACCGTGTCAGCATCGAGCGTCACTTGTGCGTCGGGCGGGAGCAGCGTCAACGTCGCCTGCGTTACAGACGAGAACAGGCTGGTATCGGCCTTGAGCTCGACGTCCGCCTTCAACGACAGCGCATCCAACCGCGCCTGCGTCAGTGTCCGGAAGAGCCCAGTGTCAGCGTCGAGTTCTACTCGAGCGTCGAGTTGGATCAGATCCAGCCGAGACTGCATCTCGGTCGAGAACAGGCCGGTATCCGCATCGAGTGTCACGTCCGCAGACAGAGACAGCGCATCCAACCGCATCTGTGTCTCGGTGGAGAACAGGCCGGTGTCTGCATCGAGGCGGACGTTCGCAGCGAACTCGATGTCCTTGAAGTGCTTCTCCGCGGCCTCGGTCGCCTTCACCGCGGCCGCGCGCACCCGCGCCTCGAACTCGGCATCGAGATTGCCCCAGTCCAAACTCGCTTTGACTGAGGCGGTAGCGAACGGGGCTGTCACCGGCCAGGCCCTCCCGGGTCACCAAACAGGTGCCCGGCCCACAGCCAGCGACAAGAAACTACGTGCAGCCTATCTGAGGAGGCTCATGTTCTGCGTTGCTGATTCACCAAGGCAGCGGCGGCTTCCCAGTCGAATGCTGCGGCTTCGATTGCTTCCTCGGTGTCTGCTGTATCAATGCGGCGTTGCGCGACGCGGGGCGGCTCGGTGGTGAGGTCACGTGCGAGCTCCTCGGCACGGTTCTCGTTGGAGCTGGCCCACTTCGTCAGCAGCGCCTTCGCGACATGGGTAGCTCGGGCTGGTTCTAGGTCGGCGAGATCGATACCGCGCATAACGAGTTCGCCGTCGACATCGGGCCAGGATCCGAGGACGCGCCACCAGATCTCCTGCACGGTCCACCGCGGCATGCCGAACCAGCCGCGCACCAGAGCGTCAGCGACGTCGTGGAGGAGTTCGATCTCGATCCGGGACTGCCGATCGAAGATCTGCGACAGGAGGAACTTCCGATCCTCCGGACGTGTCAGCGTGTACAGCACCAAATACGTTGGAGTCGGGGCCATCACGAAGTTGATGAGATCGACGAGCGGCGGCCGGGCCACTTCCATGACCCGGCCGTCGATCGTCCACGCGGTGGGCTCACGCCCCCACGGCTTCGGCACCCTCAGCGCCTACGGGCAGCCTTGCGGCGGTCCGCCCGGTTTGACGGCGGCGCCCACCGCTCGATCAGCGTCAGGATGATCTTCTCGAGGAACGCCTGATCGAACTTGTCCACCGGATCCATCAGGCGGGCCTGGATGTACATCAGCGATGCGTCGTCGAAGCTGTTGCGGACGATGTCCCAGATCGCGTACGACTTGTCCGCGGATGATGCGGACTTCGACATGGCGCCGATCAGCAGACTCCAAGCGGCCGGCTCGGGCTTGAACGCGACCAGTTCGAACCCGTCGACAGTGAGGATGTCGCTTTCGATCTCGCTCTTGTCGGGGCGCTCCGGCAGGTCCTCGGTGGAGAACTGCAGTTCCTCCGGGATGGGCCGATCCTCGGCGTCGACAATCACCGGTTCGTCGAGTACGTCGTCGGGCGTCTCGATGACCTCGATCGCGGCGTCGATCTCATCCTGGGTCGGGGATCCATCCGCCTGCGACGGCTTGACAATGGTCTTGCGGGCACGTGGGGCCATGGGGCTGATCCTTCGATCGTGGTGGTTGCCCGGCCCACAGCCAGCGGCAGAGTGATGTTGCAGTCAGTTCTGTTGGACTAGCGGTTCATTCGTCGAGCGGCCTGAACTTCACAGGCCCGTGACGTTGCACGCTGCGCTCCACATACGTTCCTTCTTGCATATCCCCGTACTCGATGCGAAGTCCATCGCGTGAGATGTCCAGTCGGATCGTCCGTTCCGGGACAGGAACATCTAGGAGCTCGCACAGGCCGCGAACATGATCGCCGAGCGTCTTTCGGAACTCTTCATCGCTGAGCGCCATACGACCTCCTTAGCTACTAGGTGGGCGGACGTGGACATTCGAGGTGCCGAACACCTGCTTGAGCGCATCAGTGAGGAACGGGTTTGGCGGCGATCCCTTCACGGACTTCGCGAACACGAACCCACGCTTCCCCTTCGCCGGCGTCTTCACACCTGCTGGGAGAGGCCCGATCATCTTCGGGGTCGGGAACTTCAGCGCCTTCGCGGAGACAGGGACGATCTTCTTCCGCTTGGGCCCGTAGATTCCGGTGCCCTCGTGGACGTAGCGGGCGTAGTGCAGCGGCGACCCAACGCGCACATCGACACCGCCCGGGCGCATCGTGACCGTGTGGGAGATCGACGACCGCAACCGGCCCTCGTCGACCGGCGCCCGAGCCTTGGCGCGGTTCACGATCATCCGGCCGATGTTGTTCCCCCACTGGCCAGCTGCGGTCGAGAGCGCCTGCCGCATCCGCTCGTGGTGGATCTCGACGTGGCTAGGCATCGTCTTCTTTCGCTACTCGCCGGCGCCTGGTCGCGGGCTTATCGGCCTCCTCCGATTCAGGAGCATCAGGCGGGGCGCCGTCGTCCGGGACGAACGGCAAGTCGGGGTCGATCCCCAGCGCTTCACTCTCCGCTGTGGGCTCGTCGCGGCCGCCGATGGTGGTGAGTCGGCCGTCGGCGATGAGACGGTCGACGAAGGGGGTGCGTTCGACGTCGAACTCGGAGCCGCGCTCCCAGTCGACCGTCGTCTGCTCGGCGCGAACTCGAATCGATGTCATGAATCGAAGGATAACGCGAACAGTGTCCACCGACACCTATCGCAGGTGTGGGAACCTCGGATCACCGACGAGCGGCGGCACGATCTCATCGATCTGGGGTGGCTCCGTGTCGCAGCCGCAGGTGCTATCGGTGAGGACGGTGACCAGCATTGTGCTGCCGTGGATGCCGCCACTGACGGGACGCGGCTCCCAGATTCCGGGGATGACTCGTTCCCCGGAGCTGAAGGCGCATAACGCGGCGCGGTGCATTGCGGCCGCGTCGTCGATCCCGTCGCGGGCTGCGGAGTCGAGCTGACCGATGGTTGGCATCTCGTTCTCGTCGGTGAGCGGGTAGCAGCGGTCGACGCCCATCTCGAGAGTCACGGCAAGCTGCGGCATTGCTCCTGGGTAGGTGATGACGTAGGGCTCCGGGTAGTTCACGGTCGGGAACATCGTCACCAGCCGCACCCACGCCACCCCTTCTCCCGCACGGCAGTTGCATCCGTACGCAGGAACGATGTCGCCCGCATGGACGGTGACGAAGCACGGGGCGCCGGCGCGTGTCTCCGCGAGCTGGGCGGCGAGCTCGTCACGAAGTGTGCTGGCGTGCTTGTAGATGCCGATGTCCATCAGCGGATCCTCGCTACTCGTGTGGCATCCGGGGAGAACACCCGCGGACGCGACTTCAACTTGTGCGGGTTGACCGAGGCGATCCACTGGTCGACCGCTGCGATACCGGTGAGCCCCTGTTCGAATAAGACCTGCGCGTCGACGAGCTCGATGTCGACGCCCTGCCGCGACACGGAGATCGCCCGGTCTGGGATCTTGCAACGGCCGTCAGACTTGCGGGCCCGCAGGAACTCAAGTGCGAGGTCGCCGGCGGCGAGCTGTCCTCCGAGCGGTACCTCGATGCCCTGCATATAGGTGACCGTGAACGCGCCGACCGCATCGTCTGCGACCGCGAGATTCTGGCGTTGCGGCCACAGTTTCCCGTCGACGCGAATCAGCCACCGACTGTTCCGGATCCGGTACGCCTCCGGAGGAATGGTGACCCCGTCTACGAGGACCCGAACGATCGAATGCACCGGACCTGGCAGCGCCACCTCCGACGGCCCAACGCAGTTGCAGCCCGGCGAGCAGCCACACCCACCTAAAGACCAGGTCTGATTGATCAGCCCAGGCCACCAGTACCCGTCGCGACCACCAGCAGTGCCGCGGTACGTCGAACCATCCCGCGGCCCGAAGCACGGTCGGACCGTCGCCTCGGTCAGCCCGAATACACGGCCCGTCAACGACCACAACACGTGGACCGCCAGTTCGGCGGCACGGTCCTTCTCAGCGGGTTCAGCTTCTGCCCATTCTGGGCTGGCCGACACCACATCCCACCCTGACACGCTCACATCTGCTCCTCGTGTGACAGAAGCGGGCGCCAGCATGGCCGGCGCCCGCTTCACATCCCGATCAGGCCAGCGGGACAGCGCCAACGGTCACGGCCGGCGGGGCCACCGTCGTCGGCTCCATGTGGAAGTGCTGATCCGCGGCGATCGCAGTCAGCAGCTTCCCGGCGACGGGTTCCGTTGCCGGAGCGACCGGCTCGTTGAGGACCACCTTGTAGGGGCCGGTCCCCCACTGCGAGTTCGACTCCGTGCGGCCGGTCAGGGTGAAGTTCGCGAGAGCGTTCTCGAACGAGAAGTCACCCAGGCGGCCACCCTTGATCCACGGCACCAACGCGTACCCGAAACTCTTGCCGTCCGGGCCGCACGCGGTGTTCGGCACGTCGGTCCACGTTTCGACCGCGCAGTTCGCTTCGACCGTGGCACCGATACGGACACCAACAGCGTTGCCGGCGTGATCGAGAACAATCGGCTGTCCGGTCACCTGATTGAAGATGTCCGGGTTCACCTGCGCGAACACGATCTCGAAGTTGAAGTACTTCAGCTGGTCGAGTGCCTTGTCGATGACGATCAGCTTGCCGGCGGCGTTCTTCTGGTTCGTCTCTTCACCGTCCTCGTACTGCGGGGACAGCTTGATGGAGATGTGGCCTTCAGAGACCGCGGTGGACTTCTGTCCGATACGCGGGGCGCCACAAGCATCGAGGCTGGTGACACGGACGACGCGGGAACGAATGCTGGGCCAAATGGTGGTGGGCATGGGAACCTCCAACAGTGGATGGCGCCCGGCCCACAGCCAGCAGCTCTCTATGGAGAGGATAGTCCGAGATAGCAGCCCGTAGCAGCAGGCTTCCCGTGGCGATGGCCGCTACCGCCGCATGATCGCGACATCAGATGTCGCGAGCCTCGATCGCGTCGATCGCCGGCGTGTAGTAGTTCTTGTCGGTCCTGATCGCGGCGACGAAGAAGCCGAATCGACGGCGGAATGGGCCCGCCTCGATGAGGTTCCCAGTGTCGGTCCACGTCAGGAATGGCGTCGTGGACCCGTTCCGGTACGCCCGGTACACGTTGCCGACAGCGGTGAACTCGACCGTGTCGCCGTAGGCGATGTTCGTCGTAGTCGACGCCCGAACCGTCGCTGCACCACCAGAGACTGACTTGATGGCGCATCCCTTGCCGGTCGAGAACGACAGCTCCGCGTGCGTTCCGAGGCTCCACGGTGTCGCGCCGCGGAGCATGATGCCGGACTCCTCGGAGGCGTATGGCGTAGTCGGAGCAACAATGGTGACAAAGACGGAGACGTCGTCGGTAGCGAGGTCTTGGCTGCAGACCGCCCAAGTGGAGGTACTTGAGCCCACCGATGTCGGGCACTGCGCAGAGCCATTGATCACTGTCGGTGCGGTACTCGACGTCGTCCACCCCGCCGGCAACGGACCGGTGGCATTGAAGTCGATCAGGTAGTACTTGCCCGACGAAAACACCTTCTTCCACGCGGAGCCATTCCAGACATGTGCCGCCTTGATCTTCTGGCTGCCGACGTAGAGGGACTTGATCTTCTGCGTTCCTCGATAGATGGGCACGGCTCACTCCGGGATGCAGTACAGGACGCCCGCGATCGGCGATCCAGGCAGGGACGCGACGGTCTGGATGCCGTCGCCGCGCATAGCGGTATCGGTAGTTGTACCGATGGCGGGGCCGCCGGTGAATACCCAATCCGCGTTGTTCCATGCTCCCGGGGTGGAGGCGGTGGGATTCGTGTAGTACCACCGGGCACCTCCGGCTGTCACCACGTCGCCTTGCTGGTAGGTGGCGGTCGCCGACCAGGATCCTCGATCAACGAGGACTGGGCCGGCACTGATCGCTGACCGCGCCGCTGCTCCATTGGCGGCCTTCAGCACGTTCTTGCCGACCGTGGTGGCATCAGTGATCTTGTCGACCGTGGTGTTTCGGGCATCGGTCAGGCGTGCATCGTCGCTGACCACGACCGCTACACCGTTGACCTTCGGCGAACCGGTCATCGCGGGCGATGCCAACGGCGCAGCGCCCGAGACATCGGTGACCGACAGGGTGACAGCGCCTTGACGGCCCGCCACGGACTGCACCGGACTCGCCGGGTACACGTGCTCGCGCCACGAAGCGAGCTGGGTTGGGTCATCGGCAATGAGCTGCCAGTCCGTTCCCAGATCGGTTCGCGTGCACCAGTCCCCACGCTGACCACCAGCCGAGTCTGCGAGCATGCGCTGCTGTGACGAGAACTGCCCCAGGTACTCGGTCAAAGCCAGGGCGGGGAGCTGCGCCTGCACGATTTTCCCAGCGGCGTCTAGATCCGCCTTCTTCGCCAGCGCCGGGACGAGGCCCGAAATCTTGGACTGCGCGATCGCCGCATTGGTAGCAACCTTGGCATCGGTCACAGCCCCAGAGGCCAAGTTGTCGCTGATAACACCGCCGACGGTGATCTTGTCCTTGTCGACCGAGTTGTTGGCGATCTTGGCCAGTGTGACCGCTCCGTCAGCGATCTTTGGAGTCGTGACTCCGTTGTCTGGAACCACGCCGCCCATCGCCTGATCACGTGCCGCCTCGGCGCCCGTCTTGGCCGCGATCGCGGCATCGCGTGCCTGCTCGGCGTTGGTCTTGGCGGCAGTCGCCTCCCCCGCCTTCGTCGATGATGTGGACGCCGAATTTGCTGCGGCAGTCGCGCTATTGCCGGCGTCGGTCGCCTTCGTGGTCGCCGTCGCGGCGGCAGTCTGGGCATCGTTGCGGTGCTGGAGCGCACTATCCCGGTAGGCGGACGCCTGCGATGCAGCAGTGGCAGCGGTGGCAGCGTATGTGTAAGCGTTGTCCTTATGCGTCTTGGCGTCATCTCTGGCTGCCTGCGCAGCGTTCCGGTGCGCGAGGGCGTCACTGGCTGATCCCGATGCCGAGTCGCGAGCCGATTCTGCACCGGTGCGCGCAGCGATCGCGGCGTCCCGCGCTGCAGTAGCTGCAGCAGCCGACGACTGTAGGTCTGCGAGCACCTGCAGATAGACCGGCGGGAGATCGGTCCCGTCAGTCATGTGGAACACCAGCGAGTTACCTGAAACCGCGACACTCTCGACGCCGTTACCGGTATATCCGCGGGGGCCCTGGATCGCGATGCCTGCGTTCACTGGCGGCCAGGCAGTGCCGTTCCACACGTACGCACGGCCGGTGTCGCCGACGACGTACACCACTCCAGGCGTGAGCCCGGTAGTCGGCAACGCCGAGTAGGTGGCCGCGGTGCCGTCGATCTTCAGCGCGACAACCACACCCGGTTCGGTCGGGTCGTGGATGTCGGCGTAACCCTGCTCGACGTACTCCTGGTAGAACAGCGACCACTTGAACCAGCGAACCTGGTTAATCGCCAGGACCGAGGTGTTCACCCTGCCGACCAGGGGGACGAGTGACCCGAACACGGGCACAGCCATTAGCTATTCCTCTCCGGCTCGGCGCTTCGGGATATCCGGCAACGTGATGCCCTGGGCGGCTGCCTCAATCATCGAGTCGTGCGCCCACCTAGCCATCGCGGTCGAGAACTCGAACTCGCTCGCCAGATCAGCTTCGACGGCCCCGAGGCGTTCCTCGAGGGTCTTGACGTTGGTGGTGGCCACGGACCGCCAGACCGTGATGATGCCGCCGATGGCAATACCGATGCCGTTGATCGCGGCCAGCACGATTCCGACAGTCTCCCCGCTCATTTCACCCCTAAGTCCGCCCACGTCCGAATCATCGCCAGGTGCAGCAGCGCGGCACCGAGAGCGATGCCACCCGAGAGCACCGGCAGCGGTGGTTCGGCGTACACCGCGGACATGAGCACTGCTGTCCCGTAGAACCCCCACACGCCGGCTACCACGGCGTGCGTGTAGCCGACGTACCGGCGCGACAATGCAGACGCAGCGAGGACCAGGGCCGCGGCGATGAACAGCACCGGCCAGACCGGGCCCCAGCTGTCGATGGTCTCGACGATCCCGAGCTGCTGTCCCTCCCCGGTGCGCCGATCCACCCAGAACGACGGACCGAGGTACACGACCCCGGTGAGGAACGCGATCAACGCCAGCGTGAGCGAGACTCGCTGCGCGCCAACCATCAGGCGTCCTTATGGGCGTCCCACAGGGCGATCAGTTCACCGCGCTCAGCGTCAGCGGGGAACTCGATGCCCTGGGCGGCCAGAAAGGCCTGCCAGACAGCTTCGCCGGAGCCCTTGCCGGACCGCGGCGGCTCCTTCGGCTCGGACTCAGGCTCGGGAAGCGACTCTGCTCCACCGAACCCAGCCCGCTCCGCCACATCATCGGAGACAGAGAACGACATCGTGCTGCCGGCTGTGACAGTGACGACCTGCGCGGGCGACTCCGCCGCGGCGAGGAGGCGACGCGCGATGTCGGCGGTCTGGTCAGGCGAGGTCGGGATGATCGTGGGCATCAGTGGCTCCTAGGTGAGGGTGACGAGTGCTGCGGCAGTGACGGATTCCCACGACACGACGTAGGTGCGTTCGGCGATGCCGAAGTGAACCCCGCCGCGCACATCGGTGACCTTGCGGTAGGTGACCTCGCTGCGGCGTGCCTGCACGGCTGATGTTGCAACGAGCCAGGCGGTGTCGACGTCAGCAGCAGCACCACCAACAGCCGTATTCGGGTAGTTGCCGAACGACCACCGTGTGCCAAGAGTGGTGACCTTACGTCCGGACTCGGATTCGATCTGCCCCTTGTCCGCGGCGAAGGGAGCAACCAGGCGGGGTGCGTGGATGACACCGACACCGCCGTACTGGCTGGCCAGTACCTCCTCGAGCAGTCCGACACCCTTCACGAGGGGTACCGCGGTTGTGGTGAGTACCTGGGTGTCGTTCTGGTCCATGAGCTTGCGGTCAGCAGTCCCCCACACTGTCTTCTCGACGGCGGACCATTCACCGCCAGCGAGAGCGCGGCGGGCACGGTCGAGGATCTCCTCCTCCGTCCGGCCGACGGCGCTGCAGGTGAAGCCCTCGTAGACGACGATTGGCGGCGTCTCCGTGAGCTGGAAACCGCTGTCGAAGTACCGGTCCTGCAGGTCACCGCAGTCGGCGCGGGACAGCTTCGCGGGCCCGGTCTGGTTCTCCTCGAACTCGATTCCGTTCCGGAAGCGGGGATTCTGCTCGACGACGAGATCGGCCGCCGAGGCGAGCCCGTAGCGGGCGGGAGTGATCGTCTGCGCTGCGACGAGAAGGGGCGGGGCGACAGCCACCGTAGCCTCCAAGGGTTGTGCGGGTCAGTGGAAGCCGTCGAGGGCACCTGCCAGCCCCTGCAGGTGCCCTCGACGGTTGACTACGGCGTGGCCGGGACGATCTTGCCGTCGCCGTCCAGCTCGCGGGCGATGCCGGTGGCGCCGTTGAGGGCGAGCGGGATGGTCAGGCGGCGGGCCTTCCAGCGGCGCCGGATGACCAGCAGCTTCTCCTCGACGAACAGGCGGTGGAAGTCGTTCACCTTCAGGTTCGTCGAGTCGTAGATGCCTTCGAGGTTGATCACCTCACCGCGGGCGCGGACGAAGGTGCCGGCCGCGTAGATGACCAGCTCGACGCTGTCGGGCCACGACGTGATCGGCGACGCGCCACCGAATCCGCTCGCAGCGCCGGTGAAGGCGTCCTGCCAGTCGTACAGCCACTGCACAGTGGCGTTGCGTGCGGCGAAGTAGGCGGTGATCTGGGCGTCGGTGATCTTGTACGCCTCGTCCGGCGTGAGGCCGGAACGCTGCGCGAGATCGGAACGGATGACCGCCTTGAGCCACATCGGTGCGAGGATCTCGAGGGTCATCGACTCAGGTGCACGGTTGAGGTACCGGTAGTCGACCATCTGGATGTCTACGCTGTTGAGCACCGACGCGGTGGCCGATGCGCCCAGCCCGATGGAGATCGCAGCGCCGGACTCGTCGACGACACGCTTGATCGAGCGGGCGTTGACCTTGTGGGAGTGCGCGATCAGGGCATGCTCGACGATCTCGGCAGTCATCTCCGGGTAGGCGTCGTTCTGGAGGATCCCGGCGACGATGCCAAGGCCGGCGGTCTCGGCGCGCTTCTCGTCGAAGTTCGGGCACGGGACGCGGTAGAACGGCTTCTCTGTGCCGGCTACCGCCTCACCGGTGGGCTTGGTGAAGCCGGATCCGGCGATTGCCTGCGCCTCGGTCTGCATGAAGCCGGTGGCGTTGTAGATCGTCGTGTAGTCGGGTCCCTCGGTGAAGCGGAGGCCGCCGCGCTTGGCCTGCACCTCGGGGAGGCTGATCAGGCCGGCATTGGCGTCGGCGAGGATGCCACCGAGCTCGTACAGCGTCTCCGATGGAGCGCACCAGCCACCGGCGGCGACGAGCGAGCCACCGTTCAGCCGCGAGCTGTCGGCCGCGTGGTTGATGACGTCCTGGTCTCGGGTGCCGTCCGCGATCAGGTCGTCGGTGAACGGGATGTGGATCTGTGCGATCCCGGCACGCATCATCACGCCCGGAGCTCCGGTCGGGAAGGCACCCATGCGGGCGTTGGCAGCGCGGGCGAGTTCGGCGGTGTCGGTGAGGCGCTGGCCGGCCGCGAATCCTGCGACGTCGGCGGCCGCGGTGATCGACAGGGTCGGGCCCTGCGGGGTGACGACCTCCTTACGCGGAAGGTCCGCCAGCCGGACACGGCGCACGGGCCGGTTCGCGGACGCGGCAACAGCTTCCGGAGCAGCAGTATCGGCTGCGCCCGCGTCCGCGCTTGCGTCGCCCTCGGCGCCGTCGCCAGTGCCCGCGTCTCCATCGCTGCTCTCCGAGCTGCCGGAGTCGTCGTCACCGGCCTCCTCCGAGCCGGTAGCAGCCTTCACGCGCGCGGCGAGGTTCGCGAGACGGTCCTGGTGCTCCGCGGATGCCTGGTCGCGGCGCTCCTGCTCGACAGCGATGCCATCGATGACATCAGCGAGGGCTTCGATCGCGGCGAGTGCATCGTCGCTGTCCGCGCCGGCGGTGTGCAGTTCGTTGAACGTCGACACCGCCTCGGTCGCGAGTGCTGCGACGTCGAGCTCCGCGTCAGTCGCGTTCTCGGCGAGCAGTGCAGCAACAGCGGCCTTCGCATCAGAGCCTTCGGCCGGGGACTGCGCTGCGTTGATCAGATCCTGGAGAGTGACACCCATTGGGGGCCTCCTGTGGTCGAACGGGCACATCGTGCCCGGCCCACAGCCAGCGGCTATCTATCTGCACACTCTATCCCCTGCATAGGGGTTGGGCGTTGATCCGGTTGGGTCAGCGCTCAATCTTTGTGTAGGTGCTTCCTGGTTGCGCGGCCGCGGCGCGCGCTTCAGCCTCGGTCGCGTACCGCTTCACGGTCCCGTCGGATCGAGTGACTTGGTGGATGGTGCGCCTCGCGCCGCCGCCGCAGTTGCAACCCATGATCGTCTCCTACTCCCCTGCCGCAGCGAGGTATTCGAGTGCCTTGATCCTGTCCGGTCGGTGCCCGGACCAGTGGTCCAGTCCGTCCGGCAGCTGCACGGTCACGACCGGTGTCTGGTTGTAGCCGAGTGCGCGCAGCGTCTCCACCGCATCAGGGCTCTCGGCGACGTCGACGACGCTGTACGGGATCCGAGCCTTGTCCAGCGCCCGCTTGGTTCCCCTGCAGGGCATGCAGTTCGGGGATGTGTAGACGGTGACGCTCATCAGCGCTCGCCCTTCTTGTCGTTGCGCTTGCCCGGCCAGACCTTGAACACCTTGTGGTAGTAGTTCGCGGCAAGCCCCTTGATCTGCTCGGGTGTCATCTCCCCGGGCGGGATCGCCTTCGTGAGCGCTTCGACGAGCGACGTGTAGGGGTGCGGCTTCTCAGCCCACTTCGCTAGGCCTTCCCCTTCGGTCCAGTACCGCTCGAGCTGGCGAGCGCCCTTGTCCTTGACGCCGGGGGTATCAGCTGCACGTCCGACGCGTCGAGCAGCCGTTTCCAGGCGCGCTGCCCGGACACGGAGTGCAGCTGCCGTGCTACGGCCCTCTCGTACCTCGTTCGCGCGGAGCTCCACCGCGACCTGCTTCGCGAGGGTCTGGACGTCAACGCCTGTTGCAACTGCTCTCTCAGTTCGTGTGGTTCGTGGCACGCCGGCCGCGATGAGGGACCGCATCCCAGACGCGGCAAGGGCTTTCGTGCGCGGGACGGGGAATCCGGGAACGTTCACTGCGAGGACGGCGACGAGTTCGAGCTGGCTGGAGTTCCGCTGCACGGCGCGCCAGTCACCGGAGACGCCGGAGCGGCGCAGTTCGGCGATGCGGTCGTCGTCGACGCCGGGGAGGATGCGCCCGGACAGCCACGGCCCCCACAGGCCGTCGGAGCAGCGGACGATCGCGACGGCGCTACCGGTGTTGTCGTAGTGCTCGGCCGCGGCGCGGGCGCCGGCACGAAGACCGGCATGACCAGTGCCGAGGGTCAGCTTCCCGACCGCGAGCGCCCCGTCGGTCGTGGAGATCTCGCCCTGATGGAAGTAGGCGTAGTCGCATGCCGACGCGGGCGGGCTGACGCAGACGTCTGCGAAGCCGATGTGACACGAGTCGGCCTGCGCGAGGTGTCCGTAGACGCGGCCGTCGTCCGTGACGGTGAGTGCGGTCAGCTCGTCAGCTTCAGGCATGAAGAAGTCGTCCCGCTCGTACACGACGGCGCTGGCAACGAGGGACGCTGTGATGGAGTCGAGGGGGATGTCTCGGACATCGCTGTCGGCGAATGAGATCCGCAGGCGATCGAACCGGACCGCGCCGGTGTCGGTGAGCTGCGCAGGGTCGAGACCATATCCGGCGGTCATATGGGGGACAAAGCACTCGTGCTGCTCGGGGATGAGCTCACTCGCGTCCCAGGTGTCGACGGCCTCACCAAGGATCAAGCTCCGTAGAGCCGTGATCCCGTCCGCTTCGACCAGGTAGACAGCGCACGGCTCATCACCAGCCGGGTTGAACGCCGCGTGTCCCCAGATCTGCCCAGTCATCGGCGCCAGGCTCAGGGCTCGCATCGATTCCTCGATCTTGTCGCGGTTGGTGGGGTCCCAGTTCGCGGCATCGCCGAGGAATAGCAGCGTGGTGTGCAGGACATCGGCTGGCTCGTACCCGTCGACTGCGAGCCGGGCCGCGTCCTCCGCTGCAGGGACGAGCGCGATCATGGCGCCGGTGTGCTCAGCAGCCGCAGCTGTCAGCGTCTCCTGCGCTGGCGCCCGGGTGAACTCTTCCCCATACACAGGCTCGATGCGGGCCTGCTCGAACGCGGGTGAGGAGACGAGAGTGACGCCCATGAGCTTCCACTCCCCCACGCGCATCAGGTAGTTCGCGACGTCCGGCTGCATCGGAGGCTCGACTGGCTGTGGCAGATCGGTAGGTGTGTCCGCAGCGGCCGCGTCGAACGCCTGCCATGCCGCGGCCAGCTCCTGCTGATCCCACTCAGTTCCATCGGTGCGCAGCGGGACTTCCTCGACCACGATGTCCGACAGGTCCGCCGACACCCAGCCAGCGTTACCGCGGCCGACCTTCGCCGCCCAGTCCCGGCCGTGCTCGTCCTCGAGGTCGAACGAGCCTTCAGCCCAGAGCATGTCGCCGTCGACCCACGCTCGGGTGAGGAGACCGACCACGCGGGATCCGTCGTGCCCGCCGGCCAGCTTCTCCTGCGCCGACAACGCAAGCGGCAGCGGGCGGACCGCGGGCTCAGCACCATCTGCGAGGACGAACTCACGCCGGTCCCCGGACCGGGTGTTAACCGGCATGATCGGGCCACGCCAGCCAGTTGGCAGTTGGCCATCAGTACCCGATGCCGCGGATCCCTCAGGCACAGTCGGTGCAGTCATCAAGCAACTCCCATCATCACTGGATATTGATCACTCTATCCATCGATGCATGGCCTGGGGGTTACCAATCCCATCCAGCGACAACTTGCGGACTTACGCGGACTTGCGCGCCGACATCCGAGCTACCTCAAGCGCCACAACCTCGCGCTCCGTAATGGCCTCTGCCCCGAGCTGAGCCTTCACCTCGTCGCGAATCTGATCCGCGAGGGCGAGGACCTCATCCTCGGGAAGGTGGTAGAGGAAGACGGTCACCGTCTTGCCGGCAGTCTCTGGCGAGTCAGAAGCCGAGTCAGCGTCGGACACATCAACAGCAAATGCCGTATAGCCCGCTGGAGCGAGCTCGCTGATGATCCGCTCAACCTCGCCGACGTCAACGCCGGTAGATAGATACACCGCCGTCTCATCCATGGCTCCATGATAGGACAACATCCTCCGAGCCGGGTTCGTTCGCGTTTGCAACGGAAACGACCACCACAATCTCTACCATGTGAGCTCCGGCGTCACGGATCCCGTTACGCATGCCCGCCTCGGCGACCTCTCTAGCGATGCCTCCTGGAACTGCGTAAACAACCACACGATCTGATTGCTGTTTCGCACTTTCGATCGCGCCGCGGATAGCACGAGCCGTCGAAGCTGAAACCGTCTTGAACTCGATAGTTTCATCATCGGCGATGACTATCGCCTCGGGGATTGTGCCGTGCTGACCCTTCAAGGGAAGTGCGGACACGGAGGCTACATCGATGCCCTGGCTACGCACCCAGTTCGCGATCGTCGTCTCCTCTCGGCCAGGCTTCCCCTTAGCCTTCTGATCTTCATCGAAGTACCGGTCAGGGTCATCTGGTGGGGCGACGAGCTCCAAGCCGAGACGCTCACCCAAGTCGCGAATATCTTGAGCAGTCTTTCGCGGTGCACGCGGCGGGCTACCACCCGGTCGTTCCCCTTCGATGACGATTCCCTGCGGAATGATCGGCGGCTTCTTGGATAGCGCCTTCTCGCCCTCTGTGGCCGATCCGCTCGAATCCTCCGGCTTCACCGAGCTGTCACCCGAACCTGCGTCATGATGATCAGCGGGTGCTTGGTTCGGCGCTGGCGAGTCACCCTTGCGCTGAGTCGGAGGTCCCGATGAAGTCGGTCCCTTCGTCTGCGGCTGCCTCGCTGGTTTGGGTTCTGTGTCGGACTTAGTCGAATCTGGATTCGACTTGCCGCCGTCAGGCAGGTTCGACGCATCTGGTCCGCCGTCGATATACGAGTCGACGGGCTTGTGGAACTTCTTCGCGCCTTCTGGAGTGCGGACCTTCCGTCGCTTCGCGAGTTCCGCGGAGGCTTCGTCGGTGACCACGGTTGTGGTGGTGGCGTCGTCGATGACTTCTCCGTTGCGTTCCCGTTGGAGGCGGTCGATTGCGGTGGCGACAGCAGCTTCGTCGTCGGGGCCGAGGCGGGCGTTCATCGGGCCTACTCCGCGGCCACCCCACATGCCCTGCAGCTCGGCCTGCATCTCGGCCCACGACAGGATCGCCAATGTGCAGCGACAATTGATCGTTTCGTGCGCGAGGCCAGCCGGATCTGCGGGGTGTTGGATCGGTGTCCCACCGACGATGAACGGTTCCGTCAGCCGCACCATCTGACCATCCGCGACAGCGTGCGAGAGGCGTGTTCGTTCGTCGTGGGTGGAGAGCCACCGCTTGTACATCTTCTCGCCGGTGATCTCCTCGGAGGCCTGCGCGGCAGCGAGTGCGCCGGCCTCCATGGCGGCCTGGATTTCGGTGCGGGCGATACGGCGTGCGAGCCACTGCCATTCGAGGTTGCGTTCGTCGTGCTGGTTCCACAGCTGCCGGCGCTTCCCCTTCAGGATGGGGATCTCCGCACGGGGGGTGGTCGGGTCTTTCAGCTTGCGGTCGACAGCGGAGATCTCGGCGCGGATCCGGCGGGCTGGGGCGTCGATGCCGAGGACGCGGCCGATGCGGTCCTGGACCTGGTCGATGTCCTCGTTGTTCGCCATCGCTTCGAGGAGTTCGGGGCGGAGTTCCTCGAATGCGCCTTCGGGCCAGATCTTCAGGCGGTCGTGGACGGTGGCCATGGCGAGTTCTTGCCAGTGGACAACGGAGATGTCCGCGGCGCGCTGGTTAGCTGCGAAGCCTTCCCCGAATGCTTCGTCGAGGACTGGGAAGACGTGCTGTTCGAGGGCCCGCTCCCACACTGAGAAGGAGGCGCGTGCAGCGTCGAGGTCTGGTTCGGGTGTCGGGTCGCCGGCATCAGCGAGGAGCGCGGCCGCCGTGTCGGGTACCGGCTGTCCAAGTACTAGTGCGCGGGCGGTATCGAGCCACACGGTCATCGCGGCAACGAGACCGGTGTGCAGGCGGTGCTCTCCGCGGGTCATGCTGGAGTGAGCGCGCATTCGCGCTGGCAGCCACGTGTCACGCCTCATGCGCCACCGCCAGGACTGCTGCGAGGTCGCAGCGGTCGTGGGCCTGTGACTTCACGATCAGCTCGCGCACGTACCAGTCGACCGCGGTGTACAGCTTCGGCTGCCCTGGCAGGACGATCGTGAGGTGCTCCCACGCGCCTGCCAGTAGACGGTCGCATTCTGCGTGGCTGGAGGCGATGCGCCGGCGGGTGTGCAGCATGTGCGCGGGGACACCGGTGTAGATGCCGCGCTGGTTGCGGCCCAACGACTTCTTCCCCGCGACTTCGAGGGCACGGAGGACGGCGATCTCGCAGGCGAGCAACTCCTGGCTGCCGGTGTGTGTGGTCACTGGCCAGGTCCTGTCTCGACGGTCGGATCTGGTGGTGCGGTGGGCTGCTCGGGTGGTTCCTCTTGGCCGCTCGTGTCAACGGCCGGCGCCTTGGTCATGTCCGGAGCAGGATCTGACGGCGTAGCTGGCGTGGTGCCGCTGAGGTCAATCTCGATCCCGAGCTCCGGCAGCAGCTTCTCCGCGAGATCAGGACGCGCGAGAAGAAGCTTCGTCAGCAGCGTCTTCTTCTGCTCTTCAGGATCTGGTGCGTCGTCGTCGGTGAAGCCGTTCTCACGGCGCACCGCCTCCTCGCCGAGGATCCCCTTGTCGTACAGCTCACGGGAGTCGACGGACTTGTCAGGGCGGAGCTCGAGTTCGGTGGCGTCGAACCACACGAAGTAGTCGGCCCAGTCATCAACTCCCCCGGCCTGCAGCATCGGGTGCAGGAACCCTGTGGTGAGGGCGTGGCAGATAGTCGCGACGGTCGGCGACAGGACGAGGGTGACTTCCTCGGACGAGATCAGCCAGCCTGTCCAGTGATTCGCGGTGGACATGCCGAGGAGCGTTTCGGGCGGGGAGTCCATGCCGAGTGCGACGCGGCGGATCGCGGACTCTTCCATCTCGGGCAGCTTCGCGTCGAGTGGGGTGGAGAAGTCGATGTGCTTGACCTTGTCCACGGCATCGGCTGGAACCTTGGCGACCATCGGCACGACCGCGGCCGCGGACTCCGGATCCTGGATCGGGGTGATCATGCTCTCGATGAGCTCTTCGATGAACGGATCCGCGTCGGGATCGTCGTCGTCGCGCTTCTTCAGCAGCGAGATGGAGTCCGGAACCAGCAGCAGGCCCGCGCCGGCAAGCCGGGAGTCGATCTCCGCGGCGGTCCGCTTGCCGAGCCCCCGCAGTGTGCGGGCAACAGGTAGGACGGCCTTGGCTGGGCAGTCAGCGAGGCCACCACGCTCAGGATCAGGCTTGTAGCAGCGGATCACGATCTCGTCGTCTGTGATGTTGCGGTTCTCGATGCCGTCGTTCAGCTTCCACGACTTACCCTGCCCGGTCAGCTCGGACACCGAGTGCGCGGCGAACCGGTAGTGGCTACCGTCCACATCCCCTTCGGAGACGACGAGCATCGTCTCGCCGTTGTAGGTGAGCTGCTGGGCCGCGCGGTGGATGGACTGCTGCGTGCGGGCGATGTCGCCGAGGAGATCCTGGCAGAGATCGAACGCGAGACCTTCGATGACGGGGATCGGTTCGGCGTTGAGGTCCTCACCACGCTTGGCTGCGAACAGCCGGTATTGCGATGCGCCGCGGGCGACTCGGTCGCCGGCGAACCGGAACTCGGGGATCTCGGAGCGCAGCTCCCATGCTTCGGTCTGCCACGACGCTACGGGCGGCCGCTTCTTCGTCTTGGCGACGGTCTTGCCGAACACGACTTGCGCGGCCGCGGTGATCGTCTGCGGGGGAAGACTGTTGGATGTCGACGGGATCTCGTAGGTCCCGACCACCACACCGGGCTTGGGGGCGGGAAGGTCGCGGATGCGGCGGCGGGCGATGCTCGTGGCCTTCGCCGCATACTCAGCGGCCATCGATGCGGCGATCTGGTGGGCAGTGGAGTCCGGTCGCGGCCGGCGGCGCAGCTTCATCAGTCAAGCTCCTCGGCGGTGTCGAGGATGCTCGCCGCGATGCCGATCAGGTACGACGCGGTGAGCGCGGCGGCGGGGATGATGAAGCCGGGATGTTCTCCGTAGAACCAGGCGATCGTCATGACGCCGCCTGCAACCCAGATGGATAGGCACCACGGGCACGTCAACAGGTAGGGGATGTCGTGGTCGGGCCCGAACCTGCGAATGGCGCATACCCGCAGCTGGCGGGTGATGAAGTCGCGTGTGATGAGCCTGGTGATGCGCGCGGTTGCGCCGAGCGCCAGCAGGAAGATCGCGATGGTCACGGTTACAGCCCTCCGTCGTTGGACAGAGACAACTGTATCCGCCGTTACTGCTGGTTGAGTGCTGCACTGTCACCGATCATGTCGGCGGGAGTCCGTATCGTCCTGACTTCGGCAGCACTCGTCGTCGCGCAAAGGTGGGGATTATGGAAGACCGCGTGGGACCTCCGAAAGAGGTGTTGGAGGCCTTCGTTCTGCGAGCTCGCAGGATTCTGGCGCATTCGTTGATTCGGTCTCACCGCGAGCTTATGACCAAGGTCTTCTCGGGTGAGCAGCAAGTCATCGTCACGGAGAATCACGCCACCGGGGAGGTGACTCACGAACTCCATCTGGAGTTCCCGCCCGACGAGGCTATGGAGTCTTTCGCGGTCCGCATTCGCCCCCTGCTCGTCGGCGCGGAGCTAATCCACTACAAGAAGGTGCTCACCGCGATTGAGAAGGCAGTTCCGGCTGACAAGCTGGAGGAGTTCTCTGAGCCGATTTCGTGGTGGCGAACCCACTGGGCAGAGCTAGTTCAGCGACGTGGCATTCAGGCGTACAGCATTGTTACCGCGAGTGGGCCAGTTACGGACCGCGAGATGTTCTATGCGTGGCTCTATGGAGACCTCGTTCACGCCGATGACGTTGCCAAGAAGGCACCCGGGATTGGAGTTGAAGAGCGCTACAGGGCCGCCGCAGGCGTCGTATCGAGGATCGGCGAGTGCGTCGAGCGCACATATGAGCTGGTTCGATTGCTCTACGACAACGGCCTCATTGAACTCGACCCCGACGTGTTCAATCGGCCTGTTGTCGTCGAGGACACGAAGTTCGTAGTGAAGGGTACGAGCTACCTGATCCCCGACGACGCGCCGCTTCCGAAAGACATAGCCGAGCCTGATCCGTCGTGGCAGCCCGTGCATGAAGTGATTCGCCCCGGCGATGCCACCACCGGTCATCGCGATACCTAGATCGAGTCCACGATCCACACGGCGCGAGCGCACCCTAAGGCGCATCCCTATGTCACAGGGGTTCCTGATTTCGAATGAAGTCGCGGGGCTGCACGAGTTGATTGCAGACACGGCAGTGGGCGCCGGGCCTGATCTGCGCCTCGAGTCCGAGGTGTAGGGCGACGTGGTGATCGCAGATGGCGACGCGGGGCATCTGGGTTGTGTGCATGTGGATGTCGGCGATATGGGTGGCGGGGCGTTGGCAGTCGCCGGTGTCATTGTCTGTGAGGTCGCAGATGACGGCGAAGTCGAGGTGCTCGAGCGGATCCGCGGTCACACGGTTCTCCTCGGATACTGGAACGCCGCTGGAATCACTGTTGACGAAGCAGGTGGCGGTGGAGGGGTCTCCGGTTCGGTGAGCCACTCGATGATCGACGGCAGGCTGTTCCACTGGCCCCAGTGCGAGTACAGCTCTTTCGAGACGCCGGCGCATTCGATGAGGCACTCGAAGTCGTTCTCCTGGGTGAGGGTCGAGTAGCCGTATGCGTGTGAGCGCTCGGTGACGGTCACCTCAGCGCCGGGTAGGGCTCCGAGCTTTCGACGAACGTCGTCGGCGAGCTGGCCGGTGACTACACGTTTCACACACGTGGTGTCGCAGCTGTATTCAGGCTCTCCACGCGTTGATGGTTCCTCCCACTCAGCGAGGGGAGGATGGTTGCGCCCAAACTGCTCCACCTGTTCGTTAGGTACCTCACTGCTCTTCACTTCACTCTCCTGGTGGGCCCGTATTTGGTGCGGCGCTGCTTGTTCGGCTGCTCCGCCCAGACTGGCGGCGTATGGCTAGGGCGCGGAAGTGCGCGCTGCTGCGGCGTGCTGGCGTCTGGCGCGGGCTCGTCCTGAGTGAGGGCGAGTTCGCGGACCGTAGCCTGCACCCGGCGCACCGTTTCGAGGAGTCGGTCGAGCGGCGACACCTCCTTTGGCATTCCAGTCTTGTCCCGGGGCCGGGGGTCGTCGAGGGTGATGGTCTGGGATCCACGCGGTCCCGGGTCGATCGAGGTGACGGCGCTGACGATGATGTCGCCGTTCGAGTCCTGGTACCCGACGCGGTTGCCCTTCTCGATTGCGATCGCGAAGTCGCGTCCGTAGTGCATAGGTTCCCCGTCCGGGATCTGTTCAGCCACGTGCTGTCTCCAATGCCTGGTACTCGGGGTGTGTGGACCACAATGCCGCCAGATTTGAGAGCGAATGTGAAGCGAACTCCCTGCGACTGGACTGCCGCCCCTCATGGAGAAGCCCCAGTACTTCCTCGCGCTTAAGCGCGTTGACGATCTTGAGCGCCATCCCTTCTGGTGGTGCACAGGTCTCACCGGTGTCGACCCGCCGAAGGATGAGCTGAACACCAGCCGCGATGCTCATGACATCGCACTCTGATTGAGGGTCCCAGTTGGGCAACTGGATCCGAATCACCTCGTAGTCAACGCGATCGATGCTGATCCTGATCGATGGTGGTTCGTCATCACGGGCGTCATGGAGTCGGTCAGCGATGAAACGGAGCGTGTCAATGAGTGGATCTTGACTAGTCACGGGCTGTCTCGATTCGGTAGCTGCTGTCGGGGTTCGCGATCCTCGCCGCGGCGCGACAGGTGGGTTCGTCGACCCATCCGGCGGGTGATTCGGCGATGGTGCGGCCGGCGGGTGCTCGGCGGGTCCACCGCCACTCCCCCAGGCTGTCGCGGTACACGCGGATCGTGTCGACACGCACTGTCATGCGCTGCTTCTGACTTCGCCGATGAGGTACTCGGTGTCACGGCCGTCGCGCTTGGCTTCGGCGATCAGTTCCGCGCGTGTCGTCTCGACATGCTTGCGGTCAGGCCATACCGCTCCGACACTCTGGTAGTTGTCGCTGCCGTCTTCCCGCTGCTGCTTCGCGAGGACGATGTATCCGACGATCGGGTTCTGCTTGCTCACAGCGTCTCCTTCGGTGTGTTCCAGGTGATCTCATCCTTGTAGCGGTGGACCGTTCCGGGCCGATGCTCGGTGCGGTCGCATTGGATGATGATGGTTTCGCGGGTGTGGTTTGGTGTGTCGGGCACTCTGGCTTCGAGGTATGTGCGGCAGCGGTCGCTCACTTCGCCTCCTCAGGCACGTACAGGACCGTCGCGGGGATGGCGATATCGCGGGCGTCGCGGTAGCCGGCACGCCCTGGGATGAACCAACCGTGATCGCAACGCTCGAGCGTGTACTTGCGGCGGTCACGCACCACAGACCACACAGGCAGCGCTTCGAGTTCTTCGATGGTCTCCACCACACGCGGGCTGGAGTAGCCGGCCGCGAGGATCGCGTCGGCGACGTGGTACTCGAGGGCGATGTCTTCCTGGCCTGCCCATCCGATCGCGTCGTCGATCAGGTTGGCGAGTTCGTCTCGTTGGCTCACGATGCCTCCTTCGGGGTGGCAGTAGTCGATCGGCGGGAGTGTGGGTTGCAGTGGATGTGGCCGGTGCCGACATGGATGTGACGTGTTCCGTGGCGGCTTTCGACTGGGGCGATCGGCTGCCCGCAGTGTTTGCAGACGCTCACGGCTGGTCACCGCCCTCCGCTCGGATTGCCGCGACAGCTGCGACAGGGACGGTCGGGTAGAACGAAACGATCTCCTGGTCAGTGCAATCCACCATCAGGTTGACGACATGGTCGACGGGGACGCGGGTGCCGCGGACGCATGGGATGCCGCCGAGCTTCCCGGGGTGCGATTCGATCCACTCACTCACCGCGCTCACCGCCCTCCGACTTCAGTGCGGCGGGCAGGCCGACATGGATTGGAAGGGTCACGCCGTCGTCGCTGACGAATGTGCTGTCGACACGCTTCGTCAGCTCGATCAGGTACCCGTATGGGTAGACGACTGATCCGACCGGAAGGGCATTCAGTGCTTCACGAGAAGTGATGCGAGGCAGGGCAGGGTCGGCGTCTCCGAAACGTTGCAGGCTCATCGCTCACCGCCCTCCGCCACACGAGCAGCAGCCAGGAAGTCCCCCGCCTCGATTCGCAGCCGTTCCGCTGTCACCGGGAACCCATCGCGCATGATCACCGACTTGTGAACTTCGATGTCAGTCTCGCTCCAGTAGGGGATGCCGTGTACAACCTCGTCCGCCTCGGGCAGGTCCACGATCGTCTTGCCGGCGTTGGTGAGTGCAGCCACCACATGCGCGGCGTGATCCTTCAGCGTCATCCGCTCGTAGCGTGTGCCGGGTCCGAACTCGGGGACGAACATGCACTCACAGATGCCGCGACGCTCGTCCCAGCGGTGCTCGGCGATGATCTGTTCCGCGGTGCTCACGACCGGCCTCCCTCGATGAACTCCCACTCGATGTACTCCTCGCAGAAGTAGGTCTTGATCGGCCCGGACATGCCGACGAAGTACTCGCAGTCCACGAGCGTTTCCGCGATGGGATCGGTGCCATCGTTGTCGAACCAGTCCTGCATCCAGCACTTGTCGTGCGGGACAAATGGATGGGGATGGTCGTTGCGGTCCCAGCTCTCGCACTTGCAGTCTGGGTACGAGTGGCAATCCGAGTCGCGGTCGCCGTGGCAGGTGAACTCGATGCGCGGGTTGCCCTCGGTGCCAGTGATGGTGACGGTATGCAGATGCTGACTCATGCCTTGTCTCCGTCCACACGCACAAACGGGGCGAGTTCGCGCATCTCGATGAGGTCGAACGCCGATGGATGGCCGACGCCGCCATTTGCCGCCATGGCGTATCGGATGCCGCGTTGGTTCACGTACCGGAATCCATGCTTGTCTTGGTACTTCACGCCTTCGGGTACCTGCCGCCATGTCTCCCAGGGCTTCTCCGGTGTGCCATCCAGCGTCGACGAGGCTGCAAGGAAGTGGCTATCCCCGCATTCGCACCCGGGAGCGTGGTTGTCGTTCAGGCACTCCTCCGGTGTGCCATCCGGCCCACTGTCCGGGGCGTCCCACCAGTAGTGCGACCCGCCGCTGAAGTGAGAACCGGGATGCCCATTGATCCGGGCGCACACGATGAACTCCTCGGTGTCCACGGCCATGCACCTCGCGTCCAGGACAGCCGCAGGTGTCTCGGCATCCGGGACAGACACAGCAGGCGGGGTGGGCACGCCGCACGCCGAGAGGACCGTGTCGAGCGCGTCCGTCAGCGACTTCTTCACCGCTTCGGTGAGTTCGCCGCCTTCGGGGAGTAGGCGCCCATCAGCCGCAAGACGAGCCTCGACCACGGACACAGCTTCAAGAAGTCGGCGGCGCTCCGTCTTCCCGCAGATGTCCCACCCGTCCTCGTGCCAAACCTTCGCGACTTCCATCGCGACGCTGAGCCAGTACTCGTCGCGGGCAGACTCAGCCTCCAGACGGTCGGCCTCAGCCCGCCACATGCCCGACAGCAGCGTCGGACACCCGTGACGCGCATCAAACACCTTCGCTGCGGTGCGGTACTCCTCCGCCGTGATGCCCTCGGGCGTGATCGTGTCGGTCATCGGGTCTCCTCCGTGTATGGGTAGTCGTGGCCTTCCTTGCGGCACCACTCCTTCAGCGCATACGGGTACTTCGGCTCATCAGCCCCGTCGAGCGCAGCCTCGTACTCGGCGGCGGTGCGATCCCACGCCTCCTGCCGGTAGGTCAGGTCGCGCTTAAGTTCGTCGTAGGTCGGGGTCCGGTACACGTGACCGTTGTCGGCGATGGCGTAGCCGGCATCGCGGGCCGCCTGCAGGAACTGGCCCCACGCGGCGATCATGTCCGGCTGGTTATCGAACTCGCCGACGGTGCCGATCGCGGCCTGATTCCCGCGTCGCGTGTACTCGTCAAGATCATCAATCGTTTCGGGACGGCTCATCGCTGGGTCTCCTTGTCGGGGTTGGTGATGCCGCGGGCAGCCCAACCCCAGGGGTCGAGGTCGAGGGGGCCGGTGTACGGGCCGGGGTTGGCGACAGCTCGGCGGGCGGTCGCGCGGATACCGTCGCGGGTGGTAGGCCGGCGCCAGCCACCGCATCCGTAGTCGTGGCGGCGGTCAGTGGTGCCGCAGTCGCAGACGAGCATCAGTCCTCCACTGGGATGAACGGCGCGTGGTCGGCGAGGTCTTCAGCCGTCCACTTGGCGCCGATGTAGCGGTAGTGCTCGCCTTCGCGGATCCAGCGGCCACCGTCCTCGCGGCTCTCGAAGATGGTTCCGTCGGGGATCTCGGAGGCTGCGGTCCACTCGGTGGGCGTCGTTGCGGGGCTGCCTGTTTCGTTCGTGGCGGGCATGATCAGAACACTAACACGGATACAGTGGTGACTGTATCCGTGTTTATCGAGATACGCGGCGGCCGGCGATACCCTGAGCGTTCCCCTGCTGGTCGCGGCGGCGTTTCGCGACGGACTGCACCATCGCGCCGGACGCGATCGGTGGCAGCATGTCCGTCGCCAGGTGCACGGCGGCGTCGAGTGCCCCTGGGGACCAGGTCGAGTCCGGTTCCCACAGGGACCATTCCGTCTTCAGGTTCGCCAGAGATCGGTCGGGCCCGAACATGGCGCGGCCGACGAGGACGGCCTGAGCGATGGGCTCGGCGCGGAGGACCTTCGACTTGCGTGCGACAACCGCGACGATGCGGGGACACAGTGCACGCTTGTCGATCTCCCCCTCACGCTGCAGCGCATCCCAAGCCTGCTTGATGAGCGTGCCGGCCATGTCGCCGCCGTAGTTCTTCTCGAACACAATCCGATCCGCACCGATCTGGTGTGCGAGGAGGCATGCGGCGCGGGGCCATTCGTCGGCGGTCATGCGGGCGGTGTGGTCGTGGGTCCAGTAGAAGTGTCCATCGTTGCCGACGTGGCCGCCGATGATGCCGGCGGTGTCGCGGCCGCCACCGGAGGGGTCGACACCGACACCGGTCACCCGGGCGTCGGGGAGGTTGTGGACGGTGGCGGCGCGGAGCTGCTCGTCAGTGAGCAACGCTCCTTCGGCGGAGACGGGAACACCTTGGAACATGGCGTTCCAGTCCCTGGTGGTGACCATGCCCTTCTGCTCAGCCCAGTGCGCCATCAGAGTGGTGGTGTCGTCAGGGTCGATCAACGGATGAGTGAGCGGCTCGCCTGGTTCGCGGTCGAGAGGATCCGGCCAGAAGCCGCGGCCGCGATCCTCAGCGACAGCGATCGCGGGCAGGTGGACCACCATCCATTCCCCGCCTTCCTCGACGCGACCCTCACGCTCGAGCAACAAGCCCGAGAGGTCCTGTTGATGCCAGCGGGTATGGACGATGATCTGCCGGGCGCCGGGGGCGCGGCGGGTGACGAACGCGGAGCTGTACCACTCCCACACTGCACGCCGGATCGTTGACGATTCGGCGGCGGCGCGGTCGGCGTATGGGTCGTCGATGATGCCGAGGTTCATGGCCTGGCCCGTGATGCCGCCTTTCACACCGCGGGAACGCAGCCCGCCGCCGGCGGTGACGGTCCAGTCGGAGCGGGTGTTCTCGTCATCCTTGAGCCGGAGGCCGTAGCGGGCCCCGTACCCAGCGACGAGGTCTCGGCATGCCGCACCATGCGTTTCAGCCAGCGAGGCGGCGTAGGAGGCCATGAGGATCCGGTCGCGAGGGTTGTGGGTCAGCCACCAGAACGGCAACCAGCGGGACACACGGTGCGACTTACCGACCTGCGGTGGGGTCCAGATCATCACCTTCGCGGACGGCGTCTCCCGCGCCCACTGCAGTGCGGCATCGATCTTCTCGAGGTGAGGGCGCTGAACCTGAATGCTCGGCTCATGCTGAACCGCCAGAGCACCCGGCGTAGACACCTGGTGGACAGGCCGGCCGGAGCGTGCGATCGCCTCAGCCAGCCTGTCCCTCAGATGCTCCTTCTCGCGCGGCGGAAGCTTCCGCCACCCCTCATCGTCAAAGAGCCCCACCATCATCCCTCGGGCGTGTTCTCGCGCTCCGCGAGCTTGTCGATAAGTGCCTGCACCTCGTCGTCGACATCTGCCTTCGTGTGGACGGTGACGTCGGCCTTCTGCGGTGCAGCCAGACCGTGCAGCTTCACGATTGAGTCGACGATGCCGCGGCCAGCTGCGAGGAGCTGCGACTTCCCCATCAGCTGACCTTCCTGATCAGCCGTGTCGAGTGCAGCGATGGTTCGCCGGTACAGGTCGTCGTAGCGGGCAGACATGAGTTGCCGATAGTCCTCGACGGTCTCACTCTCCACCCGGGCAAGAACCCGGGACACCGCCCGCTGCGCAGCCTGCCGACTCGAATAGCCAGCCTCCTCGGCGATCTCCTCCCACGTCAGTCCGAGGTCCTTCCGGAGCCGCATCGCTTCGAGAGCTTTCTCGCGGCGGCCGAGATCCTCAGGCCAGGTGCCTTCGGCGGTGGTGCTCATGTCATCCGCCTCCTGGTCATCCGCTGCACTGGCTCCTGTTGAGTGTATCCACCGGCACTGTCGGCGTGCCTGGTCGCGATCTGCTGGTTCACCACAGGGTCAGCTCCTTCGGCTCTGCTGGTTCGGAGTCGAGGTTCACGAAGCTGGTGCGACCGAGGAGCGCATCGACGACCCGCTGGCGTTCGAAGTCGTCGGCGTTGCGTGCGCGCCGGGCATCCGCCCGCAGCTCGGCCGGGAGGCTCTCCGCCCACAGCTGGATCCGCTTCCAGGTGAGTGTCCCGGCGTGCGCCGGATCGCTGAGCTTCCGCTCGCTGAAGTAGTCGCCCTCCGCGGTGACCGCGATCCCCCACCGGTAGGTCTTCCGGAACACCCGGCCAGGCCATTCGCCGCGGACAGTGCCGCAGCCTTGCCCTTCGCGAATGCCCGAGATCCAGTACTCGGGTGCATCCGCGAGGCCCAGGATCTGCCAGTCGTCCAACTCCGCGAGAACGTCGCGCTGCAAGGCGGTGAGGTTCATGCGAATCCCCTCCTCGCGTAGGCGGCTTCGACGGTGCGGTCACGGGCTTCGATCTGGTCGGCGGTGAGCCCTGGTTCATTGGTCGGCCGGAGCATGGAGCCAGCGGCGGTGAGGCAGTCGTCGCATGGCTGTCCGACCTCGACGACCGGGCGCCGGCATCCGGGGAGGACACAGTCAGGCAGCAGAAGGTCGACTCGCACTGTCATGAGAGTCTGCTCCCGTCGGTGTCGTAGTAGGTGCCGCATTCGGTGCAGCGCATGTGCTCGCCGAAGCTACGGTCGTGCAAGGCCTGTAGGTCGGTGCAGGCGCAGCGAGCGAGCTCCCAGTTCTGGATCTGGCTGTCGGGGCCTGTTCCCCAGAAGTTGCATCCCCAGCCCCGCAATGTGCCAGCGGGTGTGTTGGCGCGGATGAACGCGAGCATGACCTCCTCGGCGTCCTCGTTCGCGGTGTGAACGTAGAGCTCATCGGGCCAGTAGTTGTGCTCCTGCATCCAATACAGGACTGGCATGACGGTGTCTGCGGTGTAGCCGAGGTCGTGGTCGAGTGACAGCTGTTCGAGTTTGCATGCGAAGAAGCGCTCGAAGTCGAGCAGCGCGATTGCATGGTCCGCGGTCTTGGCGAGCTCCCAACCGTCTGGCGCCGGTCGTTCATCGTCTACGAAGAGTCGCATCAGCTCTCACCGTCCAGGGCTGCGCGGAGGTCGCGTACAGCTCTGAGTGTGGTGACACGCACCGGGCCGGATGGGGTCATGCCGGCGGCGCATTCCCATCTGGCGGCCAGGTTCCGCCCCCGTTCGATGGTTGCCCGCAGCTGCTCGATCTCCTCCGCCTGGGCGTCGATCACGAGTCCGTACGCCTTGTTCTGTTCGACGTGGGGGCGGTATTCGTCCTGCAGGGCTTCGAGGTAGGCGCCGGCGACCTTGCGCTGCGTTTCAACCGCTGCTCGCGCCGCCCGCAGTTCGGCGATGAGTGCGGGCAGCTGATTGCGGGCCTCCACGATCAGCCTGGTGTCCACCGTGGAGACCCGCTGTGCCACCAACTCGCCTGGCTCTGCGGTGTTGCTATAGATGGCGGTCGGACCGAAGTTCGGTACCCACTCCCACGGTCCCGGTGTGGCTGTCGCGTGGAGCTGCTCGAGCTTGTCGAGGTCGATGTTTGCCATCAGGCTGCTCCTTCGCCGTGTGCGGGCTGCGGGTTGACCTTCGCTGCGATCGCGGCACGGATCTCGGTGTAGCGGGGATTCAGGTTGGCGGTCGGGGTGCACATGATCAGTGCCCGGTGGAAGCGGATCCCGCCGAGTTGTTCGGTGTGTGTGACCACGAGTGGGTTGATCAGTGTCTTGCCGCGGACGAAGGCCTGGCCGTCAGCGAGGTTTCGGGCCACGACCAGGGTGCGGGCGGGGCGGAGGCTGGTGATCGGCTTCTGCGGGATCTCGTTGTCTTGGCGTCTGGTCATCGGTTTCTCCAGGTCTTGGCGTCTGGGCAGTTGACCCAGTGGGGTTCGTAGAGGGGGCGGGTGGATCGGCGGACGGAGGCGAGTTGGGCGCCGATGAGGACGCCGGCGTAGACGACTCCGCCGTGCACGTCGAGGACGACGGTTCCCGTCTTCGAGGGGTTTGCGTCGACGGGCAGGTTCTTGCCGTTCTGGGTTTTGCCCCAGCGGATCTCGGCTCTGCAGGATCGGCAGTGGGACGGCTCGGGAAGCTGGTTGGTCATGCTGGGATCTCCCTCAATGCGGCGATGGCGACGTCGTATGCGGAGCGGATGTGCCGGAGTTGGCCCGATCCGATCCGCATCTGCCAGCCCGACTTCCGACGTTCGCCAGCCGAGACGAGTTCCTCGGGGTAGGAGCCGAGTGGTCGGGATCCGTTTCCACTCGGACGGACCTGCAGCACGGTGCGGCCGCGGGAGTCGATGGCCAGTACTGCACCTAGAACTGCGGCGGTGGCGAGGAGGGCGGAGGGGTCGGCTGCAGCTCGGCCGTTCATGTGCCAGTTCGGGCGAACGACGTCTTCGACGGCAAGGACTGGGTCGAGGACGGGATTGAAGCGGCGCATCCAGTTGATGCGTTCGACAACGTCGCGGAGGTAGTTGCGAGGAACGGGCAGGAGATTCTGAGTGTCGTGGGTAATGGTTTCGTGGGCGAGGATGTCGCGGCCGTGGATCAGGCACAGGCCGGTAGAGCGGCCGCCTGGATCGATGCCGAGGACGGTGGATGTGGTCATGGTGTCTTCTCCCCGTCAGAACGGCGGTTCGTCGTTGTTGCTACCGGCCTGCGGTGCGCTACCCCACGGGTCATCTGCAGGCGGCCGTTCGCGGTCCTGGTTTCCCGCGTAGCCGCCTCCCGTGCCGTTTCCGGACTTGGACACCCGGGAGACCTTCGCGGTGGCGTAGCGGAGCGAGGGACCGATCTCGTCGACCTCAAGTTCGATGACGGTGCGCTTCTCCCCTTCTCGGGTTTCGTAGGAGCGCTGCTTCAGACGCCCGGACACGATGACCCGCATTCCCTTAGTGAGGGACTCGGCGACGTTCTCGGCTGCCTCACGCCAGATGCTGCAGCGCATGAACAGGGCGTCGCCGTCCTTCCACTCGTTCGACTGTCGGTCGAAGGTGCGGGGTGTCGCTGCGACGGTGAAGTTCGCGACCGCGGCGCCGGCCGGGGTGAAACGAAGCTCCGGATCAGCGGTCAGATTGCCGATGATCGTGAGCGTGGTGTCGCCTGCCATCAGATTCCTCCATTGGGATGAGTGATTTCGTTTGATTCGTGTCGCGCGCACTCGCGGTCGTGAGTTACGCCGGGAGTCGGGGACGAGTGATCTGGTCTGTGTCTGGTCATTGATCTGGTGGTGTTGTTCTGGTGGGGGATCATGGGTGATCCCCAGACTTTGCGAAATGATCCCCAGACTTGTTCCAGATGATCCCTAGACTTTGCGAAATGATCCCCAGACTTTCTGGGGCACTGCATGTCTGGGGATCATGGGTGATACCTGGACTGTGGTTATCCACATGGTGTGAACGAACGTCTGGAGATCACGGGCGATCCGCAGACTCCGAGGACTCGTTCGGATCGAGCATCGGCAGCTCCAACAGATCCGACGGCACCGTCAACCGGTACTCGTCCGCCTGCTTGGCCCACCGATTGCCCTGCTTCACAAGCACGATCAACCCGTGCGAACGGAGCACCGCCATCGACCGCTTCACCGTCGGCTCCGACACACCCATCACCCGGGCGAGACGCTCCACACCCGGGTGCACACGACTGCCATCCGGATCCGCGTACGTCGCCAACATCAAAGCCAGGAACTTCACGCCCGACGGGACCTCGACCCGACGAATGATCCGCTGCCAGTCGAACCGGTCGATCGGCTGCGGCCCATCGCCGAACGCCAGTTCTGCAGTCATAGCGGGAAGTCACCTCCTCTCGAATAGCTCGGATCACCACAAGGCCTTCTGTTCGGCCCGTCCGCCGTTGTCGTCGAGCAGGACCGGCCGGCCACGCCACATCACCGACTGCTCGACCGGCTCATCCCCTTGCGAGACAATCCATCCGTTCTTCAGCGCCTTCTCGCGGTTCGCCTCGATGTGCCCATGGCAGGGCCAGCAGACCGCGAGGGCGTTGGACGGCTTGTTCGTCGAAGCCCTACGGCTACCGCCCATCCCCCGCGGCCGGCGGTGATGAATTTGATGCACCGCGTACAGGCACGAGGGACCAGCCATGACCTCGCAGTTGCCGCCAGATCGAGCAAGAACGATCTCCCGCACCGAGTCTGGGAAACCGGTATCGCGACTCATGCCACGTCCTGGGTGGCGGCCGGCTCGGCTGCCGACTCGGCATCTCGAAGACGTCGGCCGCGGCCGGAGATCAGATCCCCGAGCACCGTGGGCTGCCCGTCGTCGGTGGTCGTGGGTGCGCCGAGCATCTGATCGCGCTCCGCCGACCGATACAACTCGAGCAGACCCGCCGCGGTCGCATCCTCAGCCAACGCCAGGTTTCGCCACTCCTCCACCGACCGGCGCTCGACACCATCATCGAGCCACTCCCGGATCGTCTGCGCCAACTCATGCCCCGGCTCAGGGATCACCGCACGCGCCAGAGACGGGATACGGGTCTTCGAGATCGACAGCCGGTTGTCGAGATCCAGATCACCGATTACGTCGAACTCGTACTCGATTCCGTCACGCTGGATCGGCTTCGTGCCGACCTTCTTCGGCTCCTTCTTCCCGCGCTCGTTCTCCTGAATCACGTACTCCGTCTTCGTTCGAAGAGTGGCGACAACGTGCCCCGGGTAGGTGAGGATCGCGTCGATCATTCGCTTCTCCTCGGGGCCCACCTCCTTCCATCCGGAGGTGAACTTGTTCGAACCGCTGCGGCGGTCGACCTGCTCGAGCATGCCGTCGGTGCCCATCCAGTAGTGCGAGAGCGAGTCGATCACCACGACACCGAACCCCACGCCGGCAGCCACACCGAGCGTCTCCACGAGCGACAGCGGCGAGTATCGGTCGGGCGTGACAGTGTCGAACTGCCAGCCGTTGATTCCGACGTACTTCGACGCGGAGCCACGCTCGGTGTCGATGACCGCGACACGGTCCGATAGCGAACTCGCGAGGGCAAGTGCGGTGTAGGTCTTCCCCGACCCGGATGGCCCACACAGAGCGATCCGAGCCTTACTGGCGGCCTTCGTGGCCGGTTTGAACTCGATCATGGATCCACTTCCTCGAAGTCAATGACAGGGGCGCCCGCTGCGATGGCGTGCGCGTTGGTTCGGGCGCGTTCGATCCACGGCCCGTAGACGCTGTGGCGACTGGTTTCGGCGATCAGGTCACCCTCGACGTCATCGCCGGTCACAGCTGATCCCCTGCCAAACGCAGGTTGTTCGGATGTGTGGCGAGCGGACCTGGAGATCCCTCGTAGTGGACGTACACCCACTTGCTATCCACATGCGAGACGATCCCCACTTCTTTCGACTGCCGCGTGGCAACGTCGATGTAGACGACCCGCTCGCCGGTGTGCTGCTGGAAGTCGTTGAGCGTGTGGACCTTCGTGCCAGGCGCGACTGCGCCCCTCTTCCCGCGGGCGGTCATCCGACGCTCACCACTCCCCACCAGGCGACCGTCCCGATCGTTGCGCCGATCGAGACTGCCCAGAAGAACGTGACCGTCCGATCCCAGGCAGCGGAGCGGCAGTCGCAGCGGAACTCTTCAACCGTTCCGAGGATCCGGTCATCAAGCGGCGCCGTCTCGGGCGCGAAGTCATACGTACCGGCGTGGTTCATACCGCCGCCTCGGTCTTCACGAACACCCACGACGGGATGCGATCGTCGGTCTGTCGGTGCAGGTGCCGCGACTTCGGCGGCACCTGCTTGCCCAGGCGGGCGTACAGATCTCGAACAGTCATCAGGTACTCCTTGGCTTAATAACGGTGGACACCGATAACTACGTCCACCGACACATTGGTCAGATGCGATCGCACGGCGGTCAGGAAACCTCAGCCACCGGGTACTCGAGGCCTTCCTTCTTGCACCACTCCTTCACCGCCCAGGCGTAGCCGTCCCTGACCACACCTGTCCCCAGCGCTTCCAGGTACGCAGCCTCCGCCCGGTCCCACGACCCCTGCGCATCGGACAACCGCTGCTGCAGAACCTCATCGGTGACGGCCCGTCGAATCTCGCCATCGGAGGACACCACGTGGCCGGCAGCCTTCGCAGCCCGGACCAGATCGCTGTACGCAGCCAACATGTCCGCGTCATCCGCGAACATCGCAACCGACACATCGGCGATCCGGTCACCGAGCAGCTGATAGTCGGGCAGGTCGCCAACCTCGATAGGGCGACTGCTCGTCTTGGTGGGGGTCTCGTTCGTCATGCTCGAACCTCTTTCAGGGAAGGGGAAGTGACCGCGGCAGAATCGTCTGCGGCGGGCTTCCACAAGGGAGCTCAGTTGCTGCGGATGATGCGCGGCAGCTCACGCTCAGCGATCCGGGCGATACGCCGCATCTGCTGCTCCGACACCGGCGGATAGACGACACCGTCCAGCTCAACGATCCGGATCCGGTACTGCACCCGCTCCAGCAGAGTCAGCGTCGGGCGCTTCTCCGCCAGCTCAAGCTCTAGGGTGGCCGCTGCGGAGGGAGTCATCGCTGACCTACCGCGATCTGCGTGGCGGCCTGGACGGCATCCACGTCGAGGAGCTCTGACACAACAGGATCACCACAATCCGAACAACGACTCATGCCAACTCACCACCAAACGAGAGCGTGAGGATTCCTGCACGCTGCAGCAGGGTGATCGCCTTCGCGACGCGTTCCACCGGTCCCGGCTCGTGCACCTTCTCCTCACCATCCGCCGGCCACACGATCGGAGCCGAACGCTGCACGATGCACTTAGCGCCGTACGACTCGATGAGCCGCTTGCGATCCATCGCGGACGACCGCGACTTGTACTCCTTGTTCGTCGTCGGCCAGAAGAACTGCCGCCCGTGCCGCTCAGCCCATTCCGGGTCCGGAGCCCAGCCCTCGGGCTCCCAGTCTTCGACGAGCCCTCCGACGACCTCACTGTCTGGGAGGGTTTCCTCCCAGAAGCTGCCAGCCGGCATCTCCACGATCTCGACGCGATACAGGTAGTCGTTCATGCTGCGGTGCCTCCGTTGAGTTCCTTCGGCAGCTCAAGAGTGCCGTTCTCTTCGACGTACTTGGTGATCCACTTCCACGCGAGGTCCTGCCCCTTGGGATGCAAGTACGCGGTGTAGGACGTGTAGCCGGTCTTCTTGTTCACCCTCTTGACGTTCTCCGCCCACCCGTTCCGGATAGCGGTCGCGGTCGCCTGACCTGCGTCCGTCCGGTCGCCACTGACCGTTACGCCCTTGTGGGCGAGGACCGCCATTACGTGCTCCTGCAAGATCCAGATGCCGTGAACCTTCTTGCCCCACGTCTGCACCTCGCGCGCGAAGTCCTGCCTGTGAATCGACGTCGTCGACTTCGAATGCGCCTCAGCCTTCGCGACCTTCGGGGCGTCATGCTCGACCTTGCTGGTCAGCGCCTTGTTCTCCGCATTCAGCGCGGCGACCCTGCTGGTGAGGATCTGGAAGACCTCGAGCACCTTCTCGTCCTCGGATTGCGCACGCTCCGGCGATACCTCCTCGGCATCGAGTAGGTAGTCGCGAACCTGGCGAGCGACGCCCGAGTCACGGAGAAGCATCCCGAGGCGGAGGACCGCCCGGCGCGGGAGAAGTGCAATTCTGCTGGCGGACGAGGGGACTGACATGTTGTAAGTCCCCTCGAATGAACCGCGGGTGACCACCCGATAGCCGTCCGACTCGAACTCGTCGCGGTTGCGGGACACGATTGCCGAGATGGTGTCGCGCAGGACGTCGTAGAACTCGGCGGCCATCTCGGTAGTCACGTGCATGTCGTCAGGCAGAGCGCGGAGCACACCGACCTTGTCGAGCACATCAGTCTTAGCGACGAGCGTGTCCCGCTGTTCGCGAGCCTCCGGTAACGTCAGATCCGACATTCGGATCTCCTTTCACATGGTTTTGATGTCATGGCCGTCAGCTGTTGCCTCAGCTGGCGGCCTTCCCTTTGCCCGTGAACCGCGGCCGGGCCGGCGGCATCTCCGGCGATCCGGCGTCAATCCACTCCTGTACGGCAGCTTCCGTGAAGTAGTGAGGCGCACCATGCGTGCGCGGCAGGGACTTGAGAGCTCCCGTATTCGCCGCGTTCCTCACCCGGTTCACACCACGGCGGGACACCTCGCACACGTCCTTCGTGTTGAGCGGTCGCTGAATGGCCATGTCGCACTCCTTCTAGGCGGGAATCCGCATGTCGTTCGCGGAATCGGTGAGATGGCCACTGATCGCCTTCGTGACGCGGGCGATCCAGATGCGAGTGGGTCGGACTCGCCCGTTCTCGACGCGGGATATCTGGGACTCGCTGACGCTTGCCGATCTGGCGAGATCCGCGATGCTCAGACCGGCAACGAGACGGAGCTTCTTGAGCATCTGGCCTGGGGTGATGTCGTTCGCTTCCATGCCCAGGACTGTAGGCACTCCTGGTCATTACGCGCAACTACGACATGCATTCCTGCGCGTCTCGCTTCGACCAATGCCCAAGAGTGGTACATTTCTGCGCATGACACGACGTGGAGATGCCCAAGAATCCAACCCGGTTGCACGCATGACCGAGCAGGAGCGGGGAGCGTGGGCGCGCAGAATCAAGCCCGTCCGCGTCGAACGTGGACTCACTCAGAAGGACGTCGCCGAGATGGCCGGCGTCTCCCGGAACACTGTCGTAGGCGCCGAGACCGGCACGACCATCCCCCAAGCAGACAAACTCTGGCGGATCATGGTCGCCCTAGACCTCGGAACAGACCCGGAAGACACATACCCCGAATGGGTGCAGGAGTGGATCTCGGTAATCGCACCACTGATCCAGGCGATCCCCCAGCCGCCCCGCAACGAGATCATGACCGAGGTCGTCATGCTTCTCGGGAACGCAGCCGCCGGGAACACATTCCGATTCAACTCCGGCGACACTCGCGAAACCGTCGAAGCCCGCGCCGCCCGCGCCTTCCGCGCAATCGGAGCCACCGACGCCGCCGACACCACTGCTTCGATTCACGAGTTGCCGACACGGCCCATCCCCGACTTCGACTTCGACGACCTCGACGTGGTCGCGCACGAACCCGAAGACGATCCCGCTGACCCCGACGACGCTGACGATCACGACTGGATCCCGTAGGAGACGACTTGGAAAGACTGCGCCAGATCGCGGCACAGATGGAAGTGCACGTAGTCGAAGGAGAACTACCCGGCCGGCGCCGCGGAATGTACTCACATTCCCGCCGACTGATCGTCCTCAGGGAAGGACTCAGCTACCCCCGGGCGCGATCATCCCTCGCACACGAACTTGGCCACGCCTCCTACGAGCACGAGCCAGCCACCGACATCGTCACCCACACCCGGCAGGAACGACTCGCCGACGAGTGGGCAGCGAAAGCCCTCATCAACCCCGTCGAGTACGAGCTCACCGAAGCGATGTACGGGCCCCATATCGGGCTCCTCGCAAACCAGCTCGACGTCACCCCCAAGATGATCCGCGTCTGGCAGGGTCTCATCACCCACACCACAGGAGCCCGCTAGTGGCGACAGTCTCGAAGTACAAGACCGCGGGCGGCTTGCGGTACAGAGTCCGCTACCGCACCCCGGACGGCCGCCAGACCGACAAGCGCGGCTTCACCACAAAGAAGGCTGCCGATGCGTACGCAGCCACGGTCGAGGTATCCAAACTCAAGGGCGAGTACATCGACCCAGCCCTGGCCCGGACGACCGTGGGCCAGCTCGGCGTCGAATGGCTTGGCCGGCAGTCCCATCTGAAGCCGTCCTCATACCGCCCCCTGGAAGCCACTTGGCGACTGCGAGTGAATCCGACATGGGGCGACACCCAGATCGGGGACCTTCGCACCAGCACCATCCAACAGTGGATCTCCGATCTCGGCGTCACCACCAAGACCCGGAAGAAGCTCGGCGCCTCGGTCATCATCCGCTCTCACCAAGTGCTGTCCGGGATACTCGAGGACGCAGTGCGGGACCGGCTCATCGGCGCGAACCCCGCGAAGGGCGTGAAGCTACCGCGGAAGCCTAAGAGCCGGCACACCTACCTCACCCACGATCAGGTCAACGCTCTTGCCCACGCCGCGGGCGAACACCAGACCCTGGTGCTGATGCTCGCGTACACCGGGCTGCGGTGGGGCGAAGTATCCGGAATGCGGGTCCGAGATCTGAACCTGCTGCGCCGCCGCGCCACCGTCGACGAGAACGCGGTCGAAGTCGGCAAGGAAATCCACGTCGGCACCCCGAAGAGCCACAAGCGACGAACCGTCCCGCTTCCCGATTTCCTCATCCCCCACCTGGCACGCCAGTGCGAGCGCCGCGAGCGCGACGATCTCTTGTTCCCCGGGGACGACAACGGGTACATGAAGCGGCCACACACGAAGTCCGGGTGGTGCGACAAAGCTGTCGTGAAGGCGGGGATCCCCCGTGTCACCCCACACGAGCTCCGGCACACCGCCGCGTCCCTGGCGGTGTCCGCCGGCGCCAACGTGAAGGCAGTACAGAAAATGCTGGGGCACGCGTCCGCCGCGATGACGTTGGACGAGTACGCGGACCTGTTCGACGACGACCTCGAGGTGGTCGCCACCGCACTCAGCGCCGCGAGAACGAAAGCAAGTGTGGGCAAAATGTGGGCAGAACCGGAGACAGAGAAGGCTGCTGGTGAATGAAAAAACCCTCCGACCTGCAGTGGAGATGCAGACCGGAGGGTCTTTATGCGGTGGGCGCGGAGGGTTTCGAACCCCCGACCGCTGGTGTGTAA